ATATAGAAACATATTACCCTATTATAAGACTATTTGCAAAACAAAAGTTAGAAGACCCAACACTGAATAAAACTAGATTTCAACAAAATTTAAATAATTTTTTACTACAACAACAAACATTTAACTCAGAAAATTTAACACAAACTTTTTTAAAATTAAATGCAGACTTACCAACAATCAAACAGAATACACCACCAATTAAAAACGCAACGGCAGGTAATGTTTCAAAGTTAGACACCTATTCTTTATTAAAAACAATGAACGACAAGTGGATTGCGGGTACAGACTTTTTAAATAAAACCATTTTTGAAGACTTTTTATTTCAAGATAAAGCGGCTAGAGATGTTGGTAATGAAATTACAATTGATTTAGAAAAAATTAAAGGATATCTAAAAGGTAACGACAACCAAAATATGTTAGCGATTATAAGTAATATTTGTGGGGATAACAATATGGTGTTTTTTGCACTTCCTGCATATGTTAACTTTTATGGTATACAACAGGCGGTCGCTAAAAGTGAACCAATTCCTGTTGATGCCACTGAAACTTTGTTTGGTACTTTTTTGGATGTTGATTATATAAAGGCAACACCGAAGTTTTTACTTATGTATGTTGGAAAACCATCAGAACACGTTGCAACAAATGCTGCTTATTCTAAATTTGCCAGTGATACTTTTGATTTAAGAAAATCATCTGATAATCCTTTGCGTGTTCCATCAAGTCCCGATGAAGATTATTCTAAAAAAAATAGAGTAGTAGGGTTTAGTGTTGACTACGGTACTCAAAACCAAAGTATCTTTAAAAGTGTGTCTATTGATATGTCAGAAAAGAAAAACACTGCAGAATCTAATAGAATATATGCTCAAATGGGAGCTTCGGTTAGTGGTGACAAAGTAGCACAACAAACAGTTTCATTATATAGTATCTACAAAAGTAGAAGTTATACCGCAACAATAGAAATGATGGGTAATGCTATGATGCAACCAACAATGTATTTGAATTTAAGACACGTTCCTTTATTTTATGGACCATATATGATTATGAGTGTTAGTCACAAAATTAATACTAATGGGTTTTCAACGACAATAGAAGGACCTAGAATTTCAAGATATAGTTTACCACAACCAAATAGTCTTATAGATACAGTTAATCAAAATTATTTAAATTACTACAAAGAACAAATTTTAAAAACTTCCAAAACTTCAGAAGCGATTACTAATGTTGATACCCAACAAGGAACAGTACAAGCTGGTTCATTACAAGCTCCTGAAAATATTTGTTTATCTGCTACAACATTTACTACAACACCATTTGTTTCAATAAATCTAACTCCAATAACTTCAAGTGAACTTCAGACTTTGTTGAATAGTAAAATATCAGCATCGTTAGAAAAATTAAGACCACTATATTATGGAGTTGCATTTTCTAGACTTAATAATAAAATTGACCAAGTTGTTTGTAGTGCTCCAAATTACAACTTGTATGAAATATCAACATCTAATAATTATGGTGGAAGTTTAAATGGATTAATAAGTCAACAAGTTTGTACGACGACTGCTTTGGAAGATACGAGTGTATCAAGACCATACGCAGCTTTTGCTAGTTTTGATGCGGGACTCGAGTTTTTTAATCTTCAAAACCAAGCTTTTCTTCCAATAATAGAAAGTTTGAAAAATGCGAGTACAGAAACTACTGATGCTAAAAAATATGCTGACGCTTACAGTGTTTATACATTGTTTAGAGTTGATGGTCGTTTTGTTAGTCCATCGGGTGGTCCACAGCTTTACACAACACTACCTGAAACCTTCGCCGATTTTACACTTAGAAAGGCCGAAAAAGTAAATCCAGGTTTTTCGGATATACTTGATATTTATAATAGGTATAAACAACTATTTGAAAGCAGTTACAAATTGTTTTTCCCATAACATAATATTTATATAAAAAAAACTATGGAAATTAAAATGTTATTAGATAATTATCTAAGAAAAGATACTAAAATTACCCAAAGAGATAAAGGTAATGGATATCAAGAAGTTTGCGATTTGGATACAGGTGATTGTTACACAGTTAGAATGAAAGATGGTTTAATTGAAAGAGTAGACAACACTATGAAAACAAACAGAACATTAAAAGTTGAAACTCCAACAGGAGTTAAAACATTATTAAATGGATAAAAAAATGAATATAGAAAAACAAATTCTTGAGGAATTAAAAAGATTCAATCAAATCACAGGTTATATTAATGAACAAGAGGCTTTACCTGCACCTGAAGCAGGAACACCACCAGCACCCGAAGCGGGGTCACCACCGGCACCTGAAGCAGGAACACCACCGGCACCTGAAGCAGGAGCACCACCGGCACCTGATGCAGGAGGGGCTGATGCAATACCTGAACCTGTAGATGTGGAGTCTGACCCTGATGTTGAAGAGGTTGATACTAAAAAAGACAAAGAAGAGGGAGGGACTGAAGAATTAGATATTACTGATTTGGTTACGGCTCAAGAAGAAATCAAGTCAAAACAAGAAGAGTTTATGGACGGAATGTTTCAAAAAATAAATGATTTGGAAACCAAATTAAATCAAATGGACCAAATTATGTCTAAAATTGATTCAATTGAAAGTAAAGTTGAAAAATATAGAACTAAAAGTCCTGAAGAAAAACTTATGTTACGTTCTTTAGATTCTTATCCATATAATCAAAAACTTACTGATTATTTTGAAGACAAAAAAGAAGACTTTGAAAAACAAGGAAAAGATGAATACATTTTAACTTCAGATGATGTTGAAAACTTTTCACCAAACGAAGTTAAAAAAACTTTTGGTATTTTTGACCAAGACGATGATGAAAATACATTCTAAAATTAATTATAATATTGAATTTTAATGGAAGAATTATCTTCCCTTTTTTATTTGACAAACACAAAAATTCACCTATATTTTTCATAGATAAAAGAGTAATAATTAAAAATTTATTTATGGCAAATTCAGTATTAGATTCAGTACTTGCGCAGTACGAAAAGAACTCAACATCAACGAGTTCACAAAAAACAAACATTTCACAAGAGGACAGATTGAAAAAGTATTTTTCAGCGATTCTTCAAAAAAATGAAAAGTCCGCATCACGAAGAATTCGTATTTTACCTACAAAAGATGGTTCATCACCATTTACTGAAGTATGGTATCACGAAATTCAAGTAAATGGGCAATGGGTAAAGTTGTATGACCCTGACAAAAATGACAACGAACGTTCACCACTTACAGAAGTTTATAATGAACTTATTTCTACAGGTAGAAAAGAAGATAAAGAATTGGCGTCACAATATCGTTCACGTTTATTTTACATTGTAAAAGTTATTGACCGTGATAACGAACAAGATGGTGTTAAATTTTGGCGATTCAAACACAACTACAAACAAGAAGGTGTGTTAGATAAAATCTTACCTATTTGGAAAGCTAAAGGTGACGTTACAGACGCTGAAAAAGGTCGTGATTTAATCATTGAACTTACAAAGGCGAAAACCCCACAGGGAAAAGAGTATACCGTCATCCAAACTATTATGTATGATGACCCACAACCACTTCACGAAGATAAAGGAATTATGGAAGGATGGGTACAGGATGAATTAACTTGGAATGATGTTTATTCTAAAAAACCTGTTGAGTACTTAGATGCGGTTGCGGTTGGTGAAACTCCAATTTGGAGTTCAGAACTTAAAAAGTATGTTTATGGAGAATCTGCCGAAATTTCACTTGGTGGTTCAAAACAAGAAACGGCTCCTATTGTTGACCCACAGGCAAATGACGAACCTGCAGAAGATTTACCATTCTAATCCAAACTTTTATTTACTCGGGCTCGGTAAATGGGCCCGATTTTTATTAACTTTTAAAAAAACAAAAAATGAAGTCGTTTATCGCAGAAAAATTAAAAGATGCTCTTGTAAAAAAATATGAGGCAGAAATCGCAGACGCTGAAGCAAGACTATATGTTTATTTTACAAATCCTGTTGGTATTGGTGAACACCCACAACATACAGAAGAAATGGACAACTTGGTTGAACAACTAGCAAATGCAAAAGATAAATTGGAAACAATTAATAATTTCAAAATTTACGAATAATAATGGCAATCAAAAAGAATGATTTTAGTTCATTAAAAAAGAAGTTTTCAACTTCAGCTAAGTACAAACCACAAAGGTTTTTTGATTTAGGGTCAGACTTTTTGGATGCGGTTGGATTACCTGGCCCTGCAATCGGACACCTTAATATGTTTTTGGGTCACTCCGATACAGGAAAAACAACAGCCTTAGTCAAAACTGCGGTTGATGCACAAAAGAAAGGTATTCTACCCGTTTTCATTATTACAGAACAGAAATGGTCTTTTGAACACGCAAAACTAATGGGTTTTGAATGTGAGGAAGTGGTTGATGAAGAAACAGGTGAAGTTGATTGGGATGGATTTTTTATCTTTAACAATAACTTTGAGTACATTGAACAAATTACTGATTATATTAATAGTTTGTTAGATGCTCAAGAAAAAGGTGAATTAGACTATTCATTATGTATAATGTGGGACTCCGTAGGTTCTGTTCCCTGTAAAATGACATATGAAGGTCGCGGTGGAAAACAACATAACGCAGCTGCACTGGCAGACAAAATTGGTATGGGAATAAATCAAAGAATTTCAGGGTCTCGTAAATCGGATTCCAAATATGAAAATACTTTAATTATTGTAAACCAACCTTGGGTTGAACTACCTGATAATCCATTTGGACAACCTAAAATCAAAGCTAAAGGCGGTGAAGCTATTTGGTTGAACTCATCTTTAGTATTTTTATTTGGAAATCAAAAAGGGGCGGGAACAACAAAAATAACAGCAACAAAAGACAAAAGAACCGTAAAGTTTGCATCAAGAACTAAAGTGTCTGTGATGAAAAATCACATAAATGGTCTTGGATATGATGATGGTAAAATAATTGTAACACCGCATGGTTTTATTGCTGGCAAAGACACAACTGAAGAAAAAACAAATATAGAAAAATACAAAAAAGAATACGCAGATTATTGGAAAGACATAATTGGGGTGGATGGTGATTTTGATTTGAAAGAAGAAAAAGAATAAGTAGAGTAGTAACAATTTAATTTTTAGGGAGTGTCAAAGACATTACTTGTAGACGGAAATAATTTATTGAAAATTGGTTTTCACGGTGTTAGAGAATTTTATCACGAAGGGAAACACGTCGGAGGTATTTGGCACTTTCTAAACACTCTACGTAAATTTTTAGAAGAGTCTAATTTTGACAAAGTAGTTGTTTTTTGGGATAGTAATACAAGTACATCACAAAGAAGACTTATTTACCCAAAGTATAAGTTAAATAGAAAAAGTTCAGATAACGAACTAAAAGAAGAATCGTTTAATATTCAAAAACAAAGAGTTAAACAATATTTGGAAGAAATGTTTGTAAGACAACTTGAAGTTGAGCATTCAGAGGCAGACGATTTGATTGCATATTATTGTAAAATATCTGAAGACGAACAAAAAACAATATTCTCAAGTGATAGGGACCTCACACAGCTCATTTCAGACAAAGTTACTATATATTCACCATCCAACAAGTCATACTTCAAATTAGGGGATAAAATAAAACTTTATGAAAATCTAATCCCGCACTATAATGTTAAAACTTTAAAAATTTTAACAGGTGATGGGTCAGATAATATTGATGGTATATTTTATCTTGGGGAAAAAACATTAATTAAATTTTTTCCTGAGTTACTTGAAAAAGAAGTTAACTTCACCGATATTTTAACAAAGGGTGAAATATTGTTAAAAGAAAATAAAGACAATATTGCACTTCAAAATCTGTTAAGTGGTAAAACAAAAGAAGGTGTTTTTGGTCAAGAGTTTTTTGAAATTAATGAAAAACTCGTAGATTTGGATAACCCTTTAATAAATGAATATGGTAAAGAAATGGTACACCTTTACTATTCTGAGAGCTTGGACCCTGATGGTAGAGGATATAGAAATTTAATAAGAATGATGATGGAAGATGGATTGTTTAAGTTTTTACCTAAAACTGATGATAATTGGACGTACTTTCTAAAACCATTTTTAAAACTAACAAGAAAAGAAAAAACAAAATTTAAAAGAAAAAATTAAAATTATGAAAGAGAATCACGACATTACTAAAGTTGAGTTTTTAATCACATTAAATGACAACTTCGTTGTACAAAGATTTTTCAATGTCAGAAGTATGAACCAAAAAGCCAAAAACAGTCTTGAGCTTTTAAATTATATGAATGAGTTGTCATATGATTTACAAACAAAATTAAGAAACAAGTCGGTATTTTACATGTTGGAAAACCGATTCCAAATTGAAGAAGACCCAAGTATTTTAGATACGGCAAATACCGATGGACCTGAAGTGTTCAACCTAATTATTCGTATTGGAAATGAGACAATTTGTCATAGACAAATCGATGCTAAACTGTACCCGCCAAAGGCTAGATACACCCTGGATATACGACCAACAATAAAAACCATACTGAAAGACTTAACTGACATTTTTTCAGCTAAAAATTTATCTTATCGGTACCTTAATTATTCGTTCGCTTAATCATATTTATCAAATACAAAAAGAAAAAATCATATAATATGTCAGACAAAAAAAACTTCGGATACTTAGGAAATACGTTTCAAATACAGTTATTAAATAATATTATTTTATACAAAGATTTTTCGAATTCTATCCTCGAAGTAATTGACCCGCATTATTTTGATAATCAATATTTTCGTATTATTTGTCAAATGGTAAAGGAGTACTATTCCAAGTACGAGCATACACCAACTTTTGATACTTTAGAACAACTGACAAAGTCAGAAATTAGTTCACCTATGGCTCAAAAAAATATTTTAGATACAATTGAACAGGTAAAAAATGTTTCTGACGAAGGTTCATTATTTGTTCAAGAAAAATCACTTAAGTTTTGTAAACAACAAGAATTACAAAAAGTAATGACCAAAGCTCAATCTATTATTGATAAAGGTGATTTTGAAAGTTACGACCATTTGGAAGAAATGGTAAGAGGAGCTTTACAAGTTGGTGAAATAGATAAAGGTACTGCAGATGTATTTTCAAATCTTGATGAGGTCTTAGATGATGACTATAGACATCCAATTCCAATAGGAATACCCGGAATTGATAATCTTCTTCGTGGTGGTTTGGCAAAAGGAGAAATTGGTGTTATCTTAGCCCCCACAGGAGTAGGAAAGTCAACATTTACAACAAAGATTGCAAATCATGCTTTTAATCTTGGTTATAATGTATTACAAATATTTTTTGAGGATAACCCAAAAATTATTCAAAGAAAACACATCACTTTATGGACTGGAATTCATCCCGATGATTTAACTGAAAATAAAAATGAGGTTTTAGAAAAAGTAAAACACATTCAAACATCAAGAAAGAATAAGTTGATTATGAAAAAACTCGCATCAGATACTGTAACTATTAGTCAGATTAAAACCCAAGTTAGAAAAATGATGGCTGAAGGTACAAGAATAGATATGATTATCTTGGACTACATTGATTGTGTTGTTCCTGATAAAATGTTAAGTGATGAATGGAAAAGTGAAGGTTCAGTTATGAGAGGATTTGAGGCTATGTGTCACGAACTAGACATTGCTGGATGGACCGCAACACAAGGTAATCGTAATTCAATTTCATCTGAAGTTGTAACTACAGACCAAATGGGTGGGTCAATTAAAAAAGCCCAAGTTGGTCACGTTATTATTACGGTAGCCAAAAGTTTACAACAAAAAGAAATGAATTTAGCGACCATTGCCATCACAAAATCAAGGATAGGAAAAGATGGAATTGTATTTGAAAATTGTAAATTTGATAATGCACTGCTTGAAATAGATACCGAACAAAGTATGACTTTTTTAGGTTTGGAAGAACAAAAAGAAGAAAGAAACAAAAATCGTGTCAAAGAACTCTTAGAAAAAAAGAGGTTAAAAGAACAACAATCTTAATTAATTAAAAACTATGGAAAAAATATTAACAGAAAACCCTGGCCGCTTTGTCATCTTCCCGATTGAACATAACGATATTTGGGAATATTATAAACAACACCAAGCTGCGTTTTGGACAGCAGAAGAAGTCGACTTAACAAATGACATTAGAGATTGGGAAAACCTAACCGATAATGAAAAGTATTTTATAAAAAATGTTTTGTCATTTTTTGCAGCTTCTGATGGAATTGTAAATGAAAACTTGGCGGAAAACTTCTATCGTGAAGTACAATATCCTGAGGCAAAATTCTTTTATGGAATACAATTGGCGATGGAAAACATCCATTCACTTATGTATTCATTATTAATTGATACATATATCAATAACCCGAAAGAAAAAGATGAATGTTTTAACGCTATTGATAGATTACCTGCAGTACAGAAAAAGGCAAAATGGGCATTGGAGTGGATTGAAAATTCATCTTTTGCTGAAAGATTGGTAGCTTTTGCTGCCGTTGAGGGTATCTTTTTTTCAGGGTCTTTTTGTTCTATTTTTTGGATGAAATCAAGAGGAATTATGCAAGGTCTATGTAATGCTAATTCACTGATATTTAAAGATGAAAACTTACATTGTGATTTTGCAATTCACCTATTAAATAATCACTTGGAAGAAAGGCCATCTGAAAAACGAATCAAAGAAATTGTATTATCGGCCCTTGAAATTGAAAAAGAATTTATAACTGAATCTTTACCTGTTTCTTTAATTGGTATGAATTCAAATTTAATGAAACAATACTTAGAGTTTGTAGTTGATGGTTTATTAGTTAAAATGGGTTGTACTAAACATTTTAACGTAGAACAACCATTTAAGTTTATGGAACAAATTGCTGTTGAAACAAAAGGTAATTTCTTTGAATCAAGAACGGTTGAATATCAAAAAGCTAAATTAAACGAAACTATAACATTTACAGAGGATTTTTAAATTTAAAAAATATGTCATTAAAAATTATTAAAAGAGTTGGGGACAATGCCGCATTCAACCCCCAAAAAATTTATAACAGAGTAAAACGTTCATCAAAAGGACTTAATGTTAATTCTGATGAAATATTCATCAAAGTTATTACATCAGTACCAACTGAAGGTGAAGTAACAACTAAAGAGTTAGATAAGTTAATTTATGAAATTGCTGCTGCGTATACTGGTAGTCATCACGATTATTCAAGATTGGCATCATCAGTTGCAATATCATCTTACCACAAAGAAACTTTAGATAGTTTTTCACAGACAATGAGAGAGTTATATGAAGATGGTGTAGTACATAAAGAATTGATTAAAAAAATTGATGAATATGGTGAAAATTTAATTGATGCTGTAATTAATCACGATAACGATTACAACTTTGACTATTTTGCTTGGAGGTCATTACAAGAAATGTATTTGTTAAAAAAACCAAACGGTAAAGTTATTGAAAGACCACAACATATGTATATGCGAGTTGCATTATGGGTCACCGATACATTTGAAACTGCTGTTGAATATTATAAATCTTTATCTAATCAGTTAATTTCTAAGGCAACGCCAATAATGATTAACTCAGGTACTAAAGTTCCTCAGTTGGCATCTTGTGTTTTACATTATAATGATTCTGATTCAAGAGAAGGTCTTTTAGGTACTCTTAATGATATATCTACATTTTCTTCTGATGCCGCAGGAATTGGACTATCAATGTCTAATATTAGAAGTAAAGAAAGTAGAATTTCTACATCGGGAGGTTATGCTGGAGGACTATTAAAGTATTTAAAAATTGTAAACGAGTCATTAAGGTTTTTTAACCAACAAGGTAGAAGACCTGGGTCGGCAGCGATTTATTTAGAACCTTGGCACAAAGATATTTTTGATTTACTTGATATTAAAAAGAATACAGGTGCCGAAGAATTACGTGCTCGTGATTTATTTACCGCTCTTTGGATTCCTGACAACTTTATGAGAGCCGTTAAAAATAATGGTGATTGGTATTTGTTCTGTCCTAATGATATTAAAAAGGCGGGATTAAAATCACTTCAAGAAAGTTATGGTGATGAATACGAACAAACGTATAATCAAGCGGTTCAGATGGGATTAGGTAAAAAAGTTTCATCCCAAACAATTTGGTCTAAAATTATTGAGTCACAAGTTGAAACAGGTGTCCCATATCTTTGTTCTAAAGATAGTGCTAATAAGAAAACTAATCACCAAAATATTGGTGTCATCAAACAATCAAATCTGTGTAATGAAATTTATCAATATACTGATGAGAAAACTACGGCCATATGTACATTATCATCTATGGTTTTAAAAAACTTTGTTAATGGAAACAAATTTGACTTTGAAAAACTTTTTAATGAAGTAAGAAAAGTTGTTAGAGCCCTAAATAAAGTTGTTGATACTAACAACTACTCCACACAAAAGGGGTTAAAAGGTGGTTTAGAACAAAGAGCAATTGCTATCGGTACACAAGGATTGGCGGATGTATTTTATTTAATGGATTATATTTTCACATCAGATGAGGCTAAAAAATTAAACAAAGAGATTTTTGAAACAATCTACTACGCGGCTGTTTACGAAAGCAACCAACTATGTATTGAAGGTAAGTACAAACCATATGATTTTTTTAATGGTTCACCGATGTCAAATGGAGTTTTCCAATACGATATGTGGGGATTGACTGAAAATAATTTATCAGGTATGTGGGATTGGAATACACTTAAAGAAAATGTAAAAAAATATGGTATTTGTAATTCTTTATTTACCGCACAAATGCCTGTGGCATCTTCTGCTAAGATTACAGGGTCGTTTGAAATGACTGAACCAGCACATTCTGCATTATTTAATAGACGTGTTGTTGGTGGTGAAATAATGATTGTAAACAAATACCTAATTAATGACTTTGAAAAAATTGGTATTTGGTCTGAAGATTTAAAAAATGAAATTATTATGAATGAAGGTTCAATTCAAAATATTAACTTCAATAACTATTTGGACCCTGAAGACAAAAACTACAATAAAAAAGTTAAAAGAATTGAACATTTGATTCCTAAATACAAAACCATTTGGGAGATTTCACAAAAACAACTGATTGATATGGCGGCAGAAAGAGCACCATTTATTGACCAATCACAATCAATGAATATCTATATGTCTAACCCAACACTTTCAAAAATAACATCATCACATTTTTACGGATGGGAAAGTGGTTTGAAAACTTTATGTTATTATGTTAGAACTAAAGCAATTTCAACGGGAGCAAAACACTTGGCACTTGATACGTCTAAAAAACAAGTACCACCTCCACCCCCACCTGTTGATAGGATAATTATAGAAGGTGTTTTACCTACAAGACCGTCTGATTCTGAATTTGAGTGTTTTGGTTGTTCTTCTTAAAAATCAATCCGAGTTACTACTCGTATTTTTTGTTTTATTCTATTTAACTAAAAATATTCGATATTATATTTATTGAATATGGCAGATGGTAGAACATATGGTGTTACTTTCCCGTTTAGGGATAGCCCAAAATCTTATTACTTTGATTTAACTGAAAATGCTGGTGATGAAATCAGGACTAATTTATTACATCTAATATTAACTGCTAAAGGTAGTAGATACTATAATCCTGACTTTGGGACTAGAATATATGAATTTATATTTGACCCATTAGATGGTGAAACTTTTGATGGGATAAAATCTGAAATACAACAACAGGTTGAAAAATATATACCAAACCTAACAATAAACGATATTAGTGTTGTTCCATATTTGCAATCTGATGAAGCACCTGGTGAAATAAATCAAGAATTACTTGGAACAAGTGATATATATAAAATACCCGGAAAAGAAACTCAAGAATATACGGCGAAACTAACTATTGATTACACTGATGATAATAATTCTTTTGGTTCAAGAGAATTTATAATAATTAACATATAATATGGCTACACAAAAAATTAATTATACAAGTAGGGATTTTGAAAGTCTAAGAAAGGACCTAATAAATTATACCCAACAATATTATCCAGATATAATTCAAAACTTTAATGATGCATCAATATTTTCAGTGTTGATGGATTTAAATGCTGCCATTGGAGATAACTTACATTTTCACATAGACCGAAGTATACAAGAAACAGTATTACAATACGCTCAACAAAGGTCTTCGGTATTCAATATCGCAAGAACATACGGTTTAAAAATACCAGGATTTAGACCCTCTGTTGCTTTAGTTGAGGTATCAATTCAAGTTCCCGCTTTTGGTGACAATGAAGATAGTAGATATTTGGGTATTTTAAGAACAGGTGCTCAATTTAATGGTGGAGGTCAAATTTTTGAAACAGTGTACGACATTGATTTTTCAACACAATATAATAACGAAGGATTTAACAATAGAACGAAAGTGCCCGTATTTGATGCGAACAACAAAATAATAAGTTATATTATCACCAAAAGAGAAGTTGTTGTTAATGGTGCAACAAAAGTTTATAAACAGGTTGTTAATGCTGCTGACGTGGTCCCTTTTTATAACTTTTTTCTACCTGAAAAAAATGTATTGTCAATAACAACAATTATTCAAAAAGACGGAACGCAATACCAATCAACACCAACAAATGCGGAGTTTATCACAAGTAATAATAAATGGTACGAAGTTGATGCGTTAGCCGAAGATACTATTTTTATTGAAGATACAACTAAACCTATAGATAACGCAGGTATAAAAGTTGGTAGATACATTAAAACAGATAATAGATTTATTAGTGAATATACACCTGAAGGGTATATGAAAATACAATTTGGAGCGGCAACAACCACACCAAACCAACAGTTACAACTATTTGCAAATTTAGGAACTCCACTTAAAATACAAAATTACCAAAATAACATTGGATTGGGGTTAACAGTAACACCTAATTCAACACTATTTGTTCAATATCGTGTGGGTGGTGGAACTGCATCAAATGTTGGAGTTGGTGCAATAAATCAAGTTGGTTTAATAGATTTCGCAGTAAATGGACCGTCAACACAAATTAATCAAAGTGTTATACAATCACTGAAAGTTAATAATATTACAAGTGCTGTTGGGGGTGCTAACCAACCAACCGTTGAAGAAGTAAGAAATATGGTTTCGTTTAATTTTGCATCCCAAAAAAGAGCGGTAACTGTAAATGATTATAAATCATTGATTGATACAATGCCTGGTAAATTTGGAGCACCTGCAAAGGTTGCAATTACCGAAAATAATAATAAAGTTACTGTACAAATTTTATCTTACGACTCTGAAGGTAATTTAACTCAAACAGTACCAAACGCATTGAAAACAAATTTAGCAACCTATCTTTCTAAATACAGAATGATTAATGACTACATATCAATCGATGTTGCTAAAGTAATTGATTTAGAGTTTGAAATTTCGGTAGTTATAGAAAATAACACAGCTCAAAGTCAAATTATTACACAAATTATTGACCAAGTGTCAACATATATGAACCCACAAAATAGAGACTTAGGTCAAAATGTGAATGTGTCTGATATAAGAAGGATAATACAAAATACTGCAGGGGTTAGTACATTAACCGAACTTAAAATTTATAATAGAGTTGGTGGTCAATATTCTTCATCTGAAACTTCACAAAGATATTCTAATAAAGATACAAAAGAGATACTTTTAATTGACGACACTATCTTTGCAGAACCGGACCAAATTTATCAAATTAGGTTTGATTCAAGAGATATTAATGTTCGAGTAAAACAACTAAGAACTGTAGACTTCTACTAAATCCTTTATTTTATTTTTAAGGTTATTAGTTTTTAATAAAAAACCTAAATTATCTATTTATTTTAAAACGATAAATGACCAAGACGTACAGACTAAAGGCTCAACCACTAAAAGACCAAAATTTAAGAATCAACGTCACACAAGACTTCGATTTTTTGGAAATACTTTCCCTAAAATTAAGACAAGAAGATGTGTACACAAGATTCTGTGCCGATTATGGTGTTGTTGCTGGCCGAGTTATTGTTAATGGTGGTTACGGAGTACCAAATGCGAATGTTTCAATATTCGTACCTTTAGACGCTGTTGATGAAAATGACCCTATAGTGTCTACATTATATCCATACAAAAGACCTGACCAAAAAAATGAAGATGGGTTTAGATATAATTTACTTCCATACGTTAAAGAATACGGAGGTCACACCCCAACAGGTACATTTCCTGATGTTGAAGATGTTCTGAAACGAAAAGAAGTATTAGAAGTTTATGAAAAGTATTATAAGTACACTGTCAAAACAAATGAAAGTGGTGACTTTATGATTGTAGGGGTTCCGTTAGGAATTCAAACAGCGGTTTTAGATTTAGACCTTTCTAATATTGGGTGTTTTTCACTAAGACCTGCAGACTTAATTAGATTGGGTCGTGGGACTTCTGAACAATTTGATGGGGACCAACTTAAAGCATCAACAGATTTGGACTCATTACCACAAATAGTTGGTCAGAAAAAAGATATTGATGTTGCATCTTTTTGGGGTGAAGAAAACATTTGTAATGTTGGTATTACAAGAGTTGATTTTGATTTAAGAGATTTAGGTATAGAAATCACACCACAGGCCGTTTTTATGGGTTCTTTATTTTCAACAAGTGAAGAAGACTTTTTAAAATCAAACTGTAAACCAAAAAAAGATTCAGGTAATTTATGTGATTTAGTAACAGGTCAAGGTAGAATTTTAGCAATCAGACAAACAATTAATTACGACATTAACGGTAGACCCGCTTTAGAACAGTACTCTTTACCTGAAGGCGGAAAAATAATTGACGATAATGGTACTTGGTTGGCAAACGTGCCAATGAATTTAGACTACGTAACCACAAATGAATTTGGAGAACAAGTACTTTCAACAGACCCAAACGTGGGTATACCAACAAAAGGTAAATATAGATTTAGAATTCAATACCAAAATGAAGATGGTATGAACGCCAGTATATTACGCGCCGATTATCTTGTTCCTAATGTAAAAGAATGGGGATGGACAACGGCAAATGTGAATGCACCTACTGACCTAACAGCTCAGTTAAATTCATATGCGTTTAGTCTTGATTGGGATGACTACGGTGATGTAAACACAACTATTGGTCAACAAATGATTCAAGAGGCCGTTAATTGTGATGATAAATTCTATGAATTTAATTTTAATAAAGTTTATACTGTTGCAAATTTTATAGATAGATGGAAATGGGGGTTCAATAGAAGTCGTCATTTAGGGATAAAAGAAATAACAGATAGAAGGTGTACAACAACAACAAATAGATTCCCTGTTAATGACGGTGTTAGAAATTTTGATTTTATATTCTTTTTATTTAGTTTATTAACAATAATTATAACCCCTACTTTTATAATTCTTATAATACTTTTACACGTATTGGCGTTTATCTACCCAATATTAAGAATCATCATAAATTTATTAATATGGGTAATAAACGTTGTTATCTATGGTATTTGTTTAGCCATAAGAGCAATAACTTTTGGTGCTAGACCACAAGGTGGATGTAAAAAAGAAGCGATAAAAAAGTTAGGTAAAGAAAATATTTTTAAAAGAATATCTTTACCAATGTTATCATATCCTGATTGTGAGGCGTGTCCTTGTACCGATGAAACTTTACCTGAAGATGATACACAAAGTGGATTTGCACAAAGTGCTAATGTATCAATATCATCAGAAAATAATAGTCCTTTGGGTGATACTAATTCAACAGTAAGTTATAGTACGTACAATTCTATTTTATCGTCCACATCAAACGACCCAGCGGCATTTAACAATGGTATTGCTCAAGCTATGGCTGGATATCAATATCAAAATCTTGGAAATGATAATGATAAATTAGTAAAAACTCCAATATCTGAGTTTCCTGCTCAAGGAGGGATAAAATTTTTAGCAAACGATGTTACATTATCCCAATCGTTAAACTTGGCAAATATAAGACAAAGGTATTTTGATGGGGATAACTTAATTCAAACAACAGTTAGAAACACAATACCTAACACGACAACAGTAGATGCGTCACAGCCGTTTACAGATAGTATTATGATGTTATTTGTTGATAGTGGAACATTCAATGGGTTACCACCTGGACAACTTTTAACATTCCAAGACACTGATTCAATCAATGACCCTAACTTAACGGGAATTACAAATTCAAATCAATTTAATACTAATAGTATTACAGGTACAACACCTTACAATGCCTCAAGTTTAGTTACAGTCCCTGTTAATTATATAACACAAGGAGGTACACAGCAAACCGTAAACTTAAAGTTGAAAATATCTGAAGATGGTAAAGATTACAAATTCCCTGCCGGTGTTGAATATTTCCAAGTAATTACAGGGGGGACTGTAACACAGTTTTCAGGACTTACAAATACAACTGGTGGTTTATTAAACAAATACCTATTCAAAAAAACACAAAGGTTCTGTTATGGAATTTTACCACAACAATGTGATTATGTATTCCCAATTAAGTTCATTGATGATTTTGCAAATTATGAAGTAATATTTTTGACAAGAGGTACTGACCCATACACCGAAAAACAAAATATTAAATACGACTTATCTAAAATTTTTGGTTTTAACTTAGGTACAGGTCCTTTTGTTGAAGGAAGTTATTACTTGAACGTCCCAATACAACAAAACTCAGGAAGTGGTGCATGGTTTAATGACTATAAAACCCCTGAATCACATTCAGTATCAAATAACAATAATGCGACTCTTTATCACCCACCTTTTGGTTTTACACCTGATAGTACATTATTTACTGCATTTACAAACAATGCACCATATTACTACAACTCAACCGATAAATCACAAAGTTCATTTAAGTCTTATAACAGTGACGTTGTTAATTTAGGGTATTTTACATCAACACCTGGTGTGTACTCTAATATTCAACCAAGTGTTGGTAACAATAAGTTGGCGTTCCAATGGACAAATGGGGTATTAAGTCCTCAAGGTAATATTGAAGGTGGTTCATTAATTGCTTCAAATGCAACTCCAGGTTCCCCAATAAATGTTGCAACTACAACAACAAGAGTTTATTCCCCGGCTTACCACACAACAGCGGTTTCTAATATATCAGTATCTAACTCATTAAACATTGTATTTAGGTCTGATAGATTACCAACTTCAGATATAACAGAAGTAAGTGGTAATAGTTCATTTAGTTTATTTTTAAATGACAACTTTTCAGTTTATGCTGTTGATGAAGAAGGTGGAACGGCGTTGGCGCCAACAACAAATGGGCCCGGTGATACCACAAACAATGCTCAAGATTTGACAGGAGATACTCCAAGTCAAGTTTCAAGTACAGTCTTGGCTTCATTAAGTTGTGAAAATATGACAGTACTTAAATGTTATCAAGGGGGAGGAACCTCATTTTCTGTTCAAAATCCTTGTAGTGAAAACCCTAACGGCAAAAGAATGTCGGGGGGATGTTATAAGTTTGTTGATAACCCACTTATTGTTTCAATACCAAAAGACATTACTTACTTCTTTGAATGGAAGACAAGATTTAGAATGGTGTTTGCTGCGTGTAGAGGTATATTTTCACAAGTGTTTCAAAACAATTGGGTGAATGGTTCACTATATATGTTTTCGTTAAAAAAACAAACAATTTTCAATATTACAGGACAACCAAAAAAGTATAAGTTTTGTGGAACACCTGATAGTACATTAAGACCATATCAAGGACCAATATTTTATACTCGTGGAACAACGAATTCACTTTTTTATAGAAGTGCGATTTACGATGGAACTAAATTTATTGGTCAAAAACCAAGACAAGGAACATTTGCAAGCCCAACTTTGCAAGATGCAAACTTTAAGGGAATGAATGTTCGTAATTTATTTTTCCCTACAACCATAATGGATTTAGGACCAAGAGATGAATTTACAAAAGAAATTTGTACTAACCCTAACTTTGAAGGTTATTTAATTGAGTCAATAAAAAGTACATCGTATAATGACACTTCTGAAATTTTACAGTTATTCATTATTTCAAGATTGATAAATTCAAACTTTTGGGGACAAGTTTTAGGTTTAGGTGATGCATCAATAAACAGAATGTTTTCAAGAAGTGAAGACAGAATTGATGGGGATGTTGCACAAATGTTTTCAATAAATTCTGAATATGGGATTGAAGAATTTGATGAAGATAATTATTCAGATAATGAATTATACCTTGGTACAGGTGATGCTTTAATGGGTATATTCTTTAGTTCAAATACCGTTAATAGATTAACATTGAGTCCTGGTATTCAAACATTTACACCAACACTTACAAATTATTTTGGGTATCCAAATACCCAACTAGTACCAACATATCAATGGTCATCAACCACAACATCATCAATATTTGGTTCAGATACAAATGATTGGAATACTAATGTTTTATCTAATGGTGGGTTTTACTCACAACTATACCAAAACTTTAGTTTTAACCCCCCAACAACACCATACTTTAATCCATCAACAACAGGAAGACGAGGTTATATTTACAATCAAACACCACAAGGATTGGCAAATCCAAACTGGCCGGCAGGTACACAACAGTCATTTATTGTTGGGGGACCAAACCATTTTTATTTTGGTTTGAATAAAGGTAAAAGTGCCATTAACAGATACATTAAAGCGTATATATTAAACCAAGATGTCTAACGAAAGTGAAATAAGAATTGTACTTGGGTCTGAAAGAAGTGCCGGAAGTGTTGACAGAGATGTTTGGATACAACCACCTTTAATTGGGGATAGAAGGGAGTTAATTGAAGGGGATAGAAGTATTCTTGTAAACCAACAAAATATTTTTGACCAAGAAAGACAATCAAGTGATAAGTTTAGAGTTGCAGGTAAAATCACAAATGTGTTTGATAATACAGTAACAGGTAAAACTTCATATACCCCATTTAAAAATTATTTGTATTATACAAATGCTATTGCAAATGCAACAAATAACGCAAACTTTTGGGAAGGAAATCCTCAATTTGATGAGTTTTCTATGGTAAGAGTTAGTGGGATTACTGGACATATTCCGTTTGTCACTAAAAGTGCATCATCATATAATTGGTCGTTTTATATGAGTTATGCATTTTCAAGTACAACGGCTCAAACTATGTCATATACTGATGAAAAGTTTGGTGTTACTAATAGTGGTTTTTTGGCGGGTGATGGAATACCTTATGTATTAACAACAGGTAAATTTAATGGAAAACAACTTGTATATTTTTATTGTGGTACAATTCATAACTTACAAGTGGGTCAATACGTTGAACTATCAACACCAATAAATAACAAAACAGTATTTCAAGTTTATTCTTTGGGTGATGGTACTATTAATTCAGAAGAAAAAGTTTTTACAATTTATGATTTAAAATACCCTACCATTGATGTTCAGACAGGTATTTACGGAAACCTAAAAAGAATAACTGAACCTGCAAACTCTGCGGAAACAAAATCAATATATTATGTAAGATTACATAAAATAATAAAAAATAGTGAGCAATGCAATGTAGGTAAAGTTGGATTTGAAAATAACCCTTTTGCAATTGATAAAAAATTAGAATACTCAGCACTTACACCAAACCAAGTACAAAGAGTTTCGGTAAAAAATAATTCACAAAGTTTTTCATTCACATTTGATAAGGATGTTAAAATTGGGGGGTATATTGACAATAATGGAAAACCAATCACCGAATTGTTTTTTACCATTATTAACCGAGGTTATATGGGGTGGTTTAATAAACCATTCCCAAATCAAAATAGTATACCAAGTGGTATTGATATTGGTTGGAACTTTAACTTTTTAGAAAACTCAATAGATACGTGGTGGAATCACAGTAGTAGTTTGAATAAAGATAACATTCCCACTTCTTCTTATTTATATAACGGTCAAACTTTTTATTATAACGATATATTAAATCAGGGTGATGTTATTTCAGGGGATTTTTGTGAGTACAACTATATAGAACAAAAAGAATATGTTTTATCAAGAATGGTTCATAAGTACTCATTTAATGACATATTGTTTTTAACAACAGGTAATCAAAACTATCCTGATGGTTACTTGTATAATCCACACTATTCTATACCAATTAGAGCGTTTAGTGATTATATTGAAAATGGTGATAAAAAATCTGTAGTAGGAATACCTGGATATTCTTGGTTTAGTCAATACAATAATAAATGGTTTTGGAGGGATTTATACACCTATGGGTTTATTGATAGTGATGGTATTGGTGTTAATAATCCATTTATAAATGGTTCCCATTACCCATTTTTAAACTGCATATTTTTACAGTACCCAATACTAAGAAACAACAATACATTCTCTAATGAATATCAACAGATAATAAATGACGATTGTGAATAATAACTACTATAGATTTAGTGTAACACCGGAAGACACATTTTTTAATATTCCTGTTGAAATAAGTTTTGATATGGCAGGAAGAAATGATGGTATAGTTGAATTTGAAAAAGATATATTACAAGATTTGATAAATGGTATTGATGATTTTGAAACTACAAGATTTGCAAATACATCTTACTTACAAACACCCGATAAAACTGATATAAACTATGAGTTTTATTTTTTAGATTCAACCGTACAAGTTACCTCAGCAACTTCAAGTGATTGGTCCGTTGATTATGCAAATGCAACATTTACAGACCCTGAATTATATTATTTTGTAAACTCTTTTAAAGGTAGTTTTTTCAAATTAGATTTTTATGATACAAAAACAAATGAAAATCAAAAAGCATATTTTAGTGTTGTAATTCCAACACAACAAGGACAAACAAGAGTTGGGTTTTTAGGTCCTTTAAATAATCAAACCCAAGTAAATGTTAAAAAACCAAAGTTTAAGTTAGATTACACAGGGGCTGATAAAGAGGGGTTTTTTATCTATTGGTTAAAAGAAAGAGATTTTATTAATATTACAGAATTTTATATGACTGCAAAGTTTTTTAACGCAAAAACCGGTCAGTTTGTTAGATTTATGAATGAACCACAATCTACATTTTCTGCAGGAAATGAATTTAACTTTAATAAATCCCAATACTTTTACTACAAAGTGGAGTTAGATTTTACAAATTATGAATACCAAGTTTATAAAGAAATTCCACAACAAAACCAAGCACCAACATTATTAAGAGTTGGTGATACGACTAATGTCATAAAATGGTATGAATACGGAAACCCATAATGGAGGCTGAAAAATATTCAATAGTTGTTTCTCCTGAAAATATCTTATCAGATATTTTTACAGAAACTTATAGTGGTGACACAGGACTTGAAACGTTTGGTGTCTATTCTGGTATGTCTTATATTTTAAGTGGTGGTACAGGTGGAACTTCTTTACTTACAGGGTTAACAATTCCTATAATGTTAACCCAAACAATGAATGACATTGGATTTTATAGTGAATTTGACGGATTATTATTACAAAAAGATGTATTAGCAAACTTTGTTTTTTCTGCAAATACTTTAAGTCCGTATGATGTATATTTCTATAACACATCGGGGGATATTGAAATATCTTTTATAAGTCTTTCAAATTACTTTGTTGATTGGGGGGACGGTAGCCCAACACAACAAGTTTCAAACCAACCACTAAATCATTTATATCCGACAACACCTGGTGATTATACTATAACCTTTTCAGGTCAAAACACATTTGGAATGACGGTTATTCAAAAACCAATTACTGTCCCTTTGACGGGTGTGACCATTTCCAATTTACAAGGTAATTTTACTTTTACACCACAAGGTGGTATTTGGTCAGGAATACCTGTTAGTTATGATTTTATTGCAACAGGTGATTCACAAAACAACGTAGCGTCACAAATATCAAGTTCTTATACGACAGTACCTTTTCCTGTATCGGGGTTCACTAAATCTAAATTAACTGACGTAAAAAGATGGGGACCTAACCCATATACTGTTGGATATACTTTTATAAAAAATGGAGTCCCATACGGTCAAATAAATTCAATAACTTCAGGGTATACCTCATACACAATTAATGACATTACGTATTACGATTTTCCAAATGGGCAAACATTATACCTACTTCAAAGTTCAGGATTTACCCAAAACGACCTTTTATTTTCGGCAATAACAAAAAATGAATATCTATTAGACTTTGTTATGGACCCCGAAGTTCAAAGTGATGTTTACATTGAAAGAGGTAAGTATAGTGCCTTTGAACCTTTACAAAGATTAAATGAAGTTGATAATATAGGTGATATGGTTAGGTATGGATACGGATATTATAAAATTAATCAAACATAAAAAATTACATAAACTATTTATAAAATAAAAAAATGGCACTTGGCACATACGGCATAACTAGACCCGCTGACGTATCACCTGAAGATGTTGAAATCATTCTTCACTATACACCTTCACGAGATGTGACAGATAATTTTTTATTGAAAAAATTAAATGCTGCAAATATTTTAACACCATACTTCCATAATTCCGACACTGGTGGAAACAATAATGTAGAAATATTAGGAGGATTATACAATCTTAAACTACCGGCAACAGAGTTTAGTAGATTAGGAATATATACTTTAATGATAAGACCTGCAGAAATTAGAACAACAATTACCGATTGTGGTGTTCTATCTGCACTACCAAACGTTAAAGGTATCATTATTGATATTAACAGTGTTCCTTCACAGTATAGAAACAAGTTTGTTAACCAAGGACTCGTTGGGTTTAGAATTGAGTATTTAAATTCTGACGGCACCAAAATCCCAAATTTTTATAGAATAGTAACCTCATCATTTTATTGTGAACCCGTGGTGACAGAACAAGTTAATACATCACAAAAGGCCATAAGATATAGATATGTTGATAACCCAACAGATTTAATTTTTTGTACTGTTTCACCGTCTTCATCACCGTCTAATAAACCAAACGCAATACCATTTATTGGACAACCAAATCAAAACATTATAATAACTAATACATTTTTCAATCCGATAACTATCGATATTCAAATGGCTGAATACGATATTGATACGTTGGCAATTGCTCTTTATGGGAACCAAACTAAAAGTATTGAAGATGGTATTTACACTCTTTACGATAGTGCTGGCAACATCTACAAACAATACAACTTGTTTGAAATTAGAGATACATTCAATGAGCTTCTTTATGAAGTTAGACAAGATAGAAATAATAACATTGATTATAGTAAAAACTTTACGAACATAGTTGAATAATGGCAAAACAAATTTTTAGATATCCACCGGCTCCCCCTGTAGGTAGTTCTACTGCTTTTAACAATATTGTTGGATTTCAGTTGGTTACTGGTGGTGGTTTAACACAAGGAAATTTTGAATTTACAACTGCCATTTATGAAAAGGTAAACAGAAATTTTGATTTAGGTGTATTTTCACAACTTTATAATTTGGAAAATCTTAATATTGAAGATATTGAGCAAACCAAAAAAATAATACAAAAGAATTTTTCAGTTTATCCAAATTTTGATATTTCACAAGTCACAAGTTTTACCTTGTATGGTTCACTACAAAAAAGATTATCGGCATCTGTAACAAAAATAATTAGTTATTATCCAGCGGCTCTTGATGTAAGAAACCAAACATTGTCATTAACAACGGGTTATACGGCTATTAACATTACTTTTGACCCAATAGAAAATTTAACAACTTTTGATGTTAATGTTCCGTGGATTACAAATCCATTTGACATTGATTTTTCTACAAATGCAAGAAGAAACTTACAAGTTAGACCAATCAAAGTTTCTAAATACCGAGATATAACAAACAATTATCAAGATTTTAGTTTATACTTTTCAAGTGTTACTACAGAATATCCTTTAGTTGATTTTATACCCTCAACAACTTTAACTGCAGGTACCATCACGATGACAGTAATTGGAGACCCTTTTTCAGGGGTAACCGCATCAACTGATAATTTAATTATAAAACCCAATACACAAAAAACGGCAGAAATATTTCAAGATGAATTTGATGAAGTTGAGGATTTTATTTTAAATAGAAATAGTCAACCTAAATATACATCAACTTTTCAGTATCCTTACTATGACTCTAATGGTGATTTTACTTTAAAAATTGAAAGTGTTACTTGGTTTTTAGATGGGACTTGGAATTTAGATATAGTATCATCAAATTTTGACAATTACTTAGATAAGTTAAGTAATATATCATTAAATTTAGATGAATATAAAACAAATTTAATATCTAGATTTTTAACAACAGGGGCATTTAAAGACTTTGACACCCAAGACCAAAAAATGGAAAAAATTCTACAAATTTACGGTAGAAGTTTTGATGAGGTTAAAAAGTTTATTGACGCATTGGCTAATATGAACTCCGTTAATTATAAAGTTGGAAATGATATACCATCACAACTTTTGGTCAATTTAGCGCAAACACTCGGAGTAAATACCAACATATCACCGATTAATAATGACCAATTATTAGAGGCAGTATTTAGTACAAGTTCTGAACAAATTTATACAGGTCAGGCTCAAGACCAAACACCATCAGAGTTAAATTATCAATATTATAGAAACGTAATTTTAAATTCTGCCTATATGTTCAAATCTAAAGGTACAAGAAATTCTTTAGAATACATAATGAGACTTATTGGGGCACCTGAAGCAATTACAGAATTTAACGAGGTTGTTTATTTAGTGGATTCTAAAATTAATGTTGAGCAATTTAAAGAAAACTATGCTAAAATTAGTGGTGGGACAGTATATGTTGAAAGACCGGCATTAGACCCAACAAATACTTTTTCGGTGCATGGTGTTACTTATACAGGTTTTACTACTGATGGAAGAGTCGAAACGGTAACAACAACTTTAAATGACTACGGCATATCTGACGACGGATACCCAAAAGCTCCTCAACAAACTGATGATTATTTTTATCAAAAAGGTTCAGGTTGGTTTGAGTCAAGTCCTAAACATAGGGCACCTCAAGTTGTTGATTTAGAAAATTCACAACTTAATCAAAATGTTCCTAGTGTTCTAACAAAGTTACAAGCACCTTCATACGGTCAAGAATACTTAAACCGATTTACAAAGTTTCCATATCTAAATGAAGGTTATACTATTACAAAAATATTTGATAATCAAAAGTCTTGGTCAGTTGATGATATTGGTAATAGAAAAAACGACTCAAATTTTAATGGAGTTGATTATACAGTAACGAGTGATAAGCAAATTATTAACTCTAAAAATATTGAACTAAACATTAATATGGGTCAAGGGTTAGTTTATGACGTTTGGGATATGTGTGTTAAATATGACTACCCAATTCCAAACTCAGGTCTTACATCACCTTACCCATATCCTGGTGCAATTGATTGGACATTTGTTAATCCAAAACCAAAACAAAAAACTTTCTTTGAGTTTGCACAATCATTCTTTATGAATATGATTAATGTTCGTAATAGACAAACTATTTTTGATGGTAAAACAGGGGGATATCCAACACTCCAATCAATATATTGGAAATATCTTCAGTCACAACAAACCGTAGGTATACCTTCTAATCAATTCACATATCAAAAAATGATTGATTATACTTTAGGTATTGGTGATTATTGGCAAAGATTATTGGAACAATTGGTTCCAGCAACAACTCTTTGGTTAACGGGTCAAAAAATGGAGAATTCAATTTTCCATAGACAAAAGTTTGTATGGAGAAGACAAAGAGGATGCCAATTTATTCAAGTTGAATGTGTACCTTGTACATTCGACGGTCAGTTATTTGGTTATGATTGTATTGACCAAACCCTATCTTGTGAATTGAATTTCCAAAGCCCTCAAACATATTTAACTCAAGTGTTGAGTGCAGTTGTCGCTCAAAGTGGATATACACAGGCGAATTGTGATTTAACTAGTATAGTTTCGGAATGGTTTGTTGATTGTAGATTGGATAATACAATATTAGTACAAGAACAATTCTATACGGGGTATGGGTTCTATGACGTTCCTACAGTTGCTCAAATTATAACGGAAATCGATAACAAATTAGTAGGGTTGTATAACCAAGGTTTGAACTACTATTTTGCAGGTAAAACTTTAATAATTAGTAACTCAACTTGTTATGATGACTTCACAAACAAAAAACTCTACTTAAATATAGGTATAAACGCTAGTATAAATTGTAATTAATGGCTTGTTATACAGGATTAACGGATGGTGTATATTATTATATTGACTGTTGTGGTGTCACCAGAACAGGGGCATCTTTAGGTGAAAGTATTTGTGTAGATGGCGTATACTCTGGGTCGTCATATGGTATATATATTGATGAGGATAGTTCTTGCGACCCAACTTGCGAAGAACAACCAATTGGATTATCATTTTCGGTAACAGGAACTTGTTCAGACCCAACAGGTTCGGTTACATTTTCACCCTTTGGAGGAATACCACCATACACTATTGATAATGTCATACCAGGAGGGATTACCGCTCAAACATCCTCAAGTCCAATAACCTTTACAGGGTTAACTGCGGACACTTATGTATTTAGATTAAATGATTCATTGGGGTATGAAAATAATGAATTATATGTTAATGTAATAATCACTGGTTGTTTCTACACAGATATTATTGAAGTCACAGGAACTTTTTGTGGCTCAAACGATGGTACTTTAACTGTAAGTGCAAATTCACAATCATCACCTTATGTTTTGTTTTTAAAGACAAGTGGTGGTACAATACAATCACAAAATACTACACTTTTTCCCTATACGTTCACAAATTTATCTGCGGATACTTATTTTGTTGAAGTTGTTGATTACGGGTTGTCAACCGCCACAACTGCGAATGCTATTATTTCTGCAAGTACTGCATTAGACTTTGGATTTTGGAAAGTAGATGCGTCGACTTGTGTGATAAATCAAGGCAAACTTTCAGTCACTGGCGTAACAGGAACCGCACCATATACATATCTTTGGAGTAATGGTGAAACCGGTCAAACAATTACTGGTCTAACAATAGGCACATATAGTTGTACCGTTACAGACTCAAATGGGTGTAGTACCACTAAAAGTGAAACCATAGGTCAAGCCGAACCATTAGGTTTAGGTATTGTCACATCAAACAATCCAAGTTGTTTTTCATCAGATGGGAGTATAACTTTCACAATTACAGGTGGTAGTGTTCCATATTACTATTCGGCAAGTACTTCACAAGTTGGATATACACTTAGTAATACACTAACACTTTCAGGTTTATCAAGCGGTAATTACAATTTAGAAATTACTGATGGTAATTTTTGTAAGGAAACTATAAGTGCATTTATAAATGCTACTAACTCATTTTTTGTTGTTGATACACAAGTATCAAATTCGAATTGTAGTCAACAACTAGGTTCAGTTTCAATTTCATTACAAGGGTCAAACAACTTTTATACTTACAGTTTATCAGGACAAACCAATGGGCAAGTTTATACAAATACAACACAAAGTTTAACAAGTTCATTTTCAGGTTTGACTAACGATACTTATGACTTAACAATATCGGCAACAGGAACTAATTGTGAGTATACAACAACATTTACAGTTTCTTCAACGGATAAGTTTAGTGCAACAACATTAACAACTGGTTCAACTTGTTCGCAAACTGATGGTGTACTATATATTGAAGTTAGTACAGGTTATACTTTACCATTAGATTACATCTTAAGTGATGGTCAGTCAGTGATTGATACATCTGCAACGGCATATACATTTAATAACTTAACGGCTGGAAGTTATATATTAACAATAGTCGATGGAGAAGGTTGCGAAATAAGAGAATCAATAACCATTTCAACAGGAGGTAGTTTAATTTCAGCAATTTCTACAACACAATGTTATAATGGTCAAAATGGCACTGCCGAAGTTTTAATTTACGATGGCGAACCAACATTTACTTATGATTGGTCTGACAACATACCATCAGGACAAACAGGTTCCACAATTTCAGGATTAACTGCCGGCACTTACTCAGTTGAAGTTGTGGATAGTAGTGGTTGTTCACAAACTCACAATTTTACAATTACGTGTTCAGGAAATAACGTGACAACTTATTCTGTCGTTTCATTATGTAATGATGTGTTTACAACAACAGTTGGCGCAAAAAGAGGCTTTTTAGAAATGTTAAATGAAGGTTATATTGACGTTACAAGTGGATATACGGGTTGTAGTTTAAATACTGCAGAATTCATACTTGAGTTAGATATAAATGGTTCAGGTTTCACACAACCATTCTATACTGCCACAACATTAAACGACGTTCCACAAGACACATTATGGCAATCAACAATAGAGGGTGTCTTAAGTGGTATTACAGATATTAGTCTTTACACAATAAGTTTAACTGATAATACAATACATATTGAATCAAATTGTGAAGGTGATTTTGACCCATTATCAGATGCCAATTTTACATTGGAATTAACAATAGAGTATGATGTAACCTGTAACACGTAGATGCCTTATTCTATAGACATAACGGGTTTAACAGGAGGAACGCCTCCAATTGATTATTATGTTTGTGACCAAAATGGTAACAACTGCTCACTTCTTGGTACTTCACTTGGTACTTATGTTTTAAGTGCATATTACAGTGGTGCGAGTTCATTAGTTATAAAGGCTATTGATGATAACGGTTGTGAAACATTTCAAGAAGTAAATTGTTAAATTATGATAATAGAAATTACTGGAGTAACAAGTGGCACAAGTCCATATGATGTTTATATATGTGACCCAACAAACGTATCTTGTTTTTATGTATCAGGGGTCACTTCTATCCCACCAAATGTCGTAATAGATTCATCAGTTTTTTTTCCAAATGAAGACATTGTTTATATTAAAGTTATAACTGCGGATGGGTGTATAAGAGAAATACAAATTGATTGTGGAAGTTATTTATTACAAGAAGATGGTTTTTATATATTACAAGAAGATGGATTTAGAATCAAAATAACATAACAAATATTTATTTATAAAAACCTATGCCAGATTTACCAATATCCTCCTTACCGGCAGCAACCACAGGATACGCCAATTCATTATTAGTTATTGTTAATTACACACCAATTACAAGTGGTAGAACTGAGGCGGTACCTTTTAGTGCGATAACAGCATCAATTGCTGGAACTTCAGGTAGTAGTGGGACTAGTGGTTCCTCAGGGTCAAGTGGTACGAATGGTACTTCAGGTACAAACGGAACTAGCGGCACAAACGGAACATCAGGTACTTCACCATCACTAAACTCAATAAGTGGGAATACAGATATTTTGGGTGGAGTTGCAATGAGAACTATTTATACTAGAAATAATGTTATTACATATGGAGTTGGGTCAAGTGCTGATTTATTTAGTGGGGCAACAAATTTTGGCTCAAAAAATTTTACAACTCAATTTTTTACTGATAGTGTTAATTATATTTCAAAAATTATACATTTTAGGGTAACGGGTATATGGGGGTCTTTGGACAACTCACCTACTATTGAAATGGTTACAAAATTTGGTTCAGACACATTAATTAGTTATACTATCCTTGGTGCGTCTACCGCCCAAGCAAATAACCATCCATCCGAAATATTTGGTGAAATTGTTTTTAGTGGTGGTACAGCAATCGGTTGTTATTCTATTGGATGGTGTGACAATAATGGTGATTTTAAAAGATATGCACTTTCAGATGCGTCGACCCCCGTAACGGTTTCTGGTTTTACGGGAGGAGATTTTCAATTAATAATGAGTGGAGGAACAACTAACTCATTTACATCTTATTTAGGTTATATCCAAGTGTGGAATTAATTTTTAAAAAAATGTTTATTTGTATACTTTATTTGATAATTTTTCTTTATGAAAATATTTGTTCAAATCGCATCTTATCGCGACCCCGAACTCTTACCAACAATTAGAGATTGTATTAATAAAGCAAAATATCCTGAAAATCTAACATTCGGTCTTTGTTGGCAAAGAGACGAAAATGAATCCTTAGAAGAGTTTCAAAAAGACGAAAGGTTCACAATTTTGGACTATCACTGGACCAAAAGTAAAGGTTTATGTTGGGCTAGAAGTCTTATTCAAAAACTATGGAAGGGTGAAGAATACACAATGCAATTAGACTCACATCACCGTTTTTTACAAGATTGGGATGTAGAATTAATTGAAATGATGAAATTAACTGGTGTTGAAAAACCAATAATTACCGCATACGCAGGTATGTATGAACCAAAAACTAATAAGTTATTAAACGAAGAACCATACAAGTGTGTTGCAAGAAAGTTTTCAGAGTATGGAACAATTTTCTTTTATCCTGAACAAATACCAAATTGGCAAAAATTAGAAAAACCTATACCTGCAAGATTTGTAAGCGGTCATTTCTTTTTTACATTAGGTAAACATTGTGATGAGTACAAGTACGACCCAAATATATATTTTGCAGGTGATGAAATAAGTCTATCTATTAGGTCTTATACTTTGGGTTATGATTTATTCCACCCCCATAAGACAGTTGTTTGGCATGAATATACAAGAATAGGTAGAACTAAACATTGGGATGATTTTAATGAAGAAAATGTAAAAAGTGGTCTAATTGAAAAAGAATGGCATGTAATCAATTCAGAAGGGTTGGTTAGATTAAGACATATGTTACAAGAAGAAGATAATAATATTGATTTAGGGGAATTTGGTTTAGGTGATGTAAGGTCTCATAGGGATTATGAGTTATATGCTGGTATTGATTTTAAAAAAAGAAGATTACACCCCGAAACATTAAAAGGGACTGACCCGCCAATTAACGACGACTCAAATTGGTTTGAAACAAAACTAAATAAATTCACATACAATATAGTTGTTCCAAGAATTGAAGCACCTGAAGATAATTATGATTTTTGGGCCGTTTCATTTTTAGATGAATTTGGTGGTGAAATATTTAGAGAAGATGCCTCTGAAGACGAATTAAAAACTTGTTATAGTGTTAAAAGTGACTACGTCCAAATTAAGAGAACCTTTATGGTTGATGATTCTGCTAAATCGTGGTCAATATGGTTACACCATAAAGAAAATGGGTGGATAAAACAAATAACAGGTGAAATATGAAAATAGGTGCATTTTATCAATCAGGGCATAAACTTGTTGCTTGTTATAAAGCGCTAGAACAGTTAAGAAAAATTTACCCAAACATTCCAGTTGCGTTATATGAAGATGGTTCTAAATTATTAGAGCCTGTTGCAAAAAAATTTAATTGTGACTATACTTGGATTGAACAACAAGGAATTAATAATCCTCATTCGGGTAGGGTTTTTTTAGGTGAAAATGGACCTTTGGATTGGTTAAAAAGAATTTATGATGCTTGTGTGACAACATTAAAAGACGTTGATTGGGTAATACATTATGAAGATGATGTTTGGTGTAAATGTGAAATAACAAAACCACCGACTTTTGATATTGCGGGAGCAAACGGACCTATGTATACTCCTGAACTTTACAAATATTTGAAAAACAAATTCAATATAACAGACGAATCACGACATTATTGGAGTGAGATTGGCTCATTAGAAGGTTATGGTGCGTGTGGAGGGGCAATATTCAATCGTAAAAAATTTATTGAAATATATAATAATTTAAACGAGGTTCCTTGGGGTGAAATATATCAGTTGGATTCAAGACCAATCGAGTGGTGTGATGCGACACTTTCATTTCTTTTTCAATTTTTTGGTTATACAAGTGGTGTTTGGAATGATTGGGCAGAATACGATTCAAAAAATAAAGGAAATTGGTGGGATAAAAGTGGTTGGTCAATACCTATGGAAGAACAGCCCGATGTTGCTTTTATTCACGCATATAAACACTTTTATAACTATCTTCCTGAAGAAACGGACCTTGAGTTGTAAATAAAATAAACATAAGCTTATTTATATTATAAAGTTAATTTTTTAATGGCGAATATACTCTTACAAAGTTGTTGTTATCCCGGATTACAATATTATACGGACCAATCAAATTGGACCGGTGCAACATCGGCTGTTACAACAGTTTTTAGTGTCACTTATGATAGTGTTGTTGTTAATGGATGTTATACTATAGTATCTGCATTCACTTCAGGATTCACTGCAACAAGTATTGTACCTAACGGAATATACACCCAACAACTATCAGGTTGCTCATCATCATTTTGCGCAACGGGAGAATGTTGTTCAAATGTGTATTGTGTTCAAATTAACGATGTAAATTTTTCAGCATATAGTGGTAGTTATGTTGTGGCGGGAAGTTATAATACTTTACCGTTTTTTACAGGTGGAACACAACCGGGATACATTTATAAAGGACCTACAAAATGGTGTTTAGGTACAGCACCTGGAACAGGTTGTTATTTCTTTGGACAAGACCCAACATTATCAACTTGTCCAAATTTATATACGGATTTATTTTACGCAGGTTCTTGTGTTACTCCAACGCCAACACCAACACCTGTTTGTGATATATTTGATTTTGAAGTTGATGTGTTATGTGTATCACCAACCCCAACTCCAACACCCACACCAACTCCAACACCCACACCAACTCCGACACCATCACCAACACCCGATATATGTTCAGGGTTTACCGTTGATATTACAGTTAGTGGAACAACTCCTACACCAACTCCAACTCCTACACCAACTCCAACACCGACACCAACAATTAATTTAACGGGTGAAACTGTAACATTTACAATTGATGATGGAAACTTTGTATGTTTTAGAGTTAAAGAGTTAAGAGATTGTAATGAAAACGTCACTTATTATGTTTCAGGTTCTTTAGATATATCAGGAACACCAATAACAACAGGTCAGACGTTCTTGGGTGTCATTAACGACCAATTAAAATGTGCAACTTACATACAAGATACAACTGCTAGTCCAAACGCGACAGTTAAACTTGTTGTTTCAGCGTACACAGGATGTACTGTTTGTCCAGCGCCAACTCCGACACCTACACCAACTCCGACACCAACTCCGACACCTACACCTACGCCGACACCTACACCAACATATGCCCCTGGTACTTACTTTGTGTTCACATCTTGTACGACAACATCTATGATTACACAAACAGCATATCCACCAACAAATCTAGACCCAGGAGAAGTAATTAGGGATTATTCCGGAAATTGTTATAGTTATGTAGGATACTTTATAAATTATGTTCCACCTTCAGGTTATATTGTGGTAAATGAAGATAGATTTACGGCGACAACAGCAACAACATATGTTGACTGCACAGAATGTTTACAAGTTGAACCACTCGTTGGTACATTTAATACTTGGATAGGTAATGGTGCATATTCAGTTAATTGTCCAGGATGTCAATTAACAAACTTTGGAGTTCAAACAATATTCTATACCCACCCTTCAATTAATCAAATACAAACAGGTGTTACAGTTTATAGTAATTCATCATTATTATATCCTTTGACGATTGATTATATAAGATACGGAAATAAAATTTATAGTGTTGATAATAGTGGTGTAATCACTGAGTTCTGCACAGTTAATGGAGTTTGTTAAAAATGGCAACAATAGTAACACTTAACACAATTATATCAGGAACAAGTCCATACGACGTGTGGGTTTGCGATGAATGTGGTATATATGGTACTTGTCAATATATTGCAACAATTACTACCGTACCATATTCATTTACCTTACCTGTTTCCTTTGAATCAATGAACAGTTATGTTATTAAAATAATAGATGCAAATGGATGTGAATTCTGTTCAGATAGTTTTTGCACATATAAACAATTTGAAAATTTAATATGTTTTGAATTCCAAGACGGAATACCATACGACTTTCAATAAACTATGATATATATAAAATAAAAAATGGCAACTTTAACATCAAGGACATTCGCCACAGGGGCTTCACTTAATGACCTTATACATATTGTAATAACAGGTGATACATCACAAAGTGCTAGTGGTTCATCATATAAAGCATCACTAAGTCAGTTGGTACCTTTATTTGGGGGTTCACCTGATGTATATTTAACAGGTGGAACTGCAGTTTCTTCAGGAGGTACATTAACTTTTACCAATAGTACTGGCGGAACTTTTACCGTTTCAGGTCTTACAACACCATTTACAGGTGGTTCGGGAAATTGTATTACAAGTTTTTACACTGAAAATATTCATGCTTGTTCAAACGAAATAACAGTACATAATAGAGTTCAATCCACAGGTTCTGATGCTCAAGGGACTTTATCTTTTGCGTTTGGTAATAATACACAAGCGTTAAGTAATTACACACACGCTGAAGGTTCAGGTACAATCGCGTCAGGAATTACTTCACACGCTGAAGGTGAAAACACACTTGCATTTGGAAATGCATCTCACGCTGAAGGTAAGACTACAATTGCAATAGGTACTTATTCACACGCTGAAGGTTATAGAACTTTGGCCGGTACAAACAAAGGATATTTAGCAACAGGATTGACTGCTGGAGTTATTTACCTTTCAAGTTCTTATGGTGACATCACAACAGAATATACTTCAGATGATTATGTGTATATAAATGATGTGTCATATGCAAATACTTTAACTGAAACCTATAGAAAAGTATCAGGAGCAACTTTTAACGGAAGTCAAACAATAATTTATTTGTACGATATTTCAACAAGTACTAGTTCATTTGCGGTTGTTGGAAATACTGCGCCTGTTTCTACTTGGAATGGTAACCAAAACGTTGGTGGATTCATTTCTAACGCTAAAGGTAGCAGTGCTGCAGCCTTGGGAGATTTTTCAATGGCTATAAATGAAACTAATAACGCATTAAGTAAATCTACTTTTGCACAAGGAAAATCCAACACCGTATTTGGCATCAATTCTTGTGTTTTTAATAATAATAATTATGTGGTCGGAACAAGTTCAGTTTCTTTTGGGGACTCTAACAAAATAGAAGGGAATAATTCATTTATTATTGGGGTAGCAAATCAAATTAACTCAGACAAAGCTTTTGCGGGGGGAAATGACAACATAAATAACGGGGAATTATCTTTTGTTTATAGTAAACAATCTACAATTAATAATTCACAAGGTGCGATATTAGGAGGTATTTCTAATTTAATTCAGAGTGGTGATACGGATAACTCAACAATTTTAGGAGGAAAATATAATACCATCACGGGTTCTGGACCTTCAGCTCCAGTTTATGATTCTGCAATTATTGGTGGTTCAGGAAATACGGTAAATACATTTCGTTCAGTTATTTTAGGAGGGACTGGTATTACTGCAACATTATCAAATACAGTATATGTTCCAAACATTGTTTTGGCTTATTCAGGTACACCAACAAGTAGTTTAGACACATTAGGAGAACCCGGTTCTTTACGATGGGACAATAGTTATTTTTACTATAAAGACAACACAGGTTGGAAAAGAATAAGCGGAGCAACTTGGTAATATGGGACTTTTAAGTGGAAATAGTTGTAATATAATAACACTTCTACCATTGGGGTTAGATTGTGATAGTATTAATGCGTCAACACCTGATTCTACAAATGGTCTTATAACTCTTTATGTTACAGGAGGAACACCACCATATAATATTTCTTGGAGCAACGGAGCTCAAGGTTCTTTAATAACAAACTTACTACCTGGTGATTATACCGCAACGGTTATTGATTATTATGGTGATTTTACAGGAAGAACAACTTGTAGTGTTGACTATGATAGTTTTTATTTGGAACAATTTGAGGATTGTCAAAATTCAGGAAACTTTGTTTATTATGTTGCCGATTTACCATCTAAGTTTGTTGATGGTAAAGTTTATAGTTTAACAACACAAACGGGTTGTTGGACACATAGTGGTCAAACACTTTATACGGGACAATCCTATGTAAATAATTTTGCAGTAATTTCTACAGGGCCATTTGATACTTGTTCAGATTGTTTACCACCACCAGTACCTACACCGGTTTACCCACAAAATTTATGTTTTGAATATACTCCTTCATTAAACAACACATATCTAACCACATACACAAGCGGTTCAACAATTAATGGATACCCATCTTGGACAAGTTCAACAACAACAATGTACTACAACACAGGAAATACAAGATGGGAAATAAGTGGATGGACTAATCCTGGTGTACCCGCACTACTTCAACCAACAACACCACCAACAGGAAATTGGTCATTGTTAGGGACTTATCAAGGAACCGTATTAGTTAGTACAGGAGTTTGCACAACACCACCACTTACATTATCTGTTGTAACAACCCAACCAACTTGCTCAAATACAAGTAATGGAGTGTTAAATGTGACAGGATATGGTGGGGTCCCTTCTTACACTTATTCAATAAATGGGGTTAATTACCAAGCGTCAAATGTCTTTTTAGGTTTAGTTGCTGGAAATTATACAGTTCATATTAAAGATACCAATAATACTGTTACAACACAATCAGTAACTCTAACACCACAAAGTGCATTTACTAATTATGTTTTAAATTTAAGTTTGACACCTTTAGCTAATCAAGTGAATGTTGGGACTACCGTAACAAAAACTTGGTACTATCAAATTAATGTAAGTCCTACATTACCTGCTGGTAAAACTGTAAACTTTACAATTAATACTGCCGTTGGATTTACAGGTAAAACATTCGCATCAAACGTTCCTGTAATTACAAATTCAATAACCGCAACAACTGTTGGTAGTGCAACACTTAGTTCACCTGTTAATTCAATTGTCACATCAACAGGATTAAGTAGACCTTCTTGTGCTTCATCTTATATAAACTTTAGTTCTTACACAAATACTTATACTGCGACAATATCTTCAGGTGGACTTATAAACGGAACAATTACCCAATTTATTAACACACCAACTATAGAATTTAGAGGATGTCAATTAGAAGGGTATATATTGGATTCAGTTTCAATTACAAATGTTACTATAACACCATCAACCTGTAGTGGTATAAGTGTTAACGGTTCACCTAAAACTATGCCTTTACAAAAAATAGGTTTTTCTTAAAATAAATTTATAAAAAAATATATTTATAAAATATGTCATATATAATCAAAAATACCTCAGCGTTAATTAACACCATAATCACTGACGCAGCAAGAAAAAAGATATCGCAAGGTAAATTTGATATTTCTTATTTTGAGGTAGGAGATAGTGAAGTTTGTTATAACTGTACAAGTAATACAGATTATGTACAACTTAATGTTTTAATGCCTCAATACAACGCACAAAATTTAGCTCCAATTCCTGAAAAAAATAGAATGCAAGTTAAATACCCGTTATTTGTGGACTCAACATCAGGAAGTACTTTAGGTGTTCCATTTGATGCGTCTTACATAGATAATGTTTTTAATAGTGCAGCTCCTCGTGGTTTTTTCACAGGGTCAACTGGCTCACCCGTTGTTTTTAGTGCATACACCTCAACAGCCTATACAATTAATCCAAATTTTATTGTTTCAAATTCGGCGGTAACCTCGGGAGATGTATTAACATTAACATATTCAAGTATTGACCCAACGGTATCAGGTACAGTTACAAATGGAATGTTTTTATTTTTATTTGGAACGGATAACATACAACCATTTACAGGAGCGGCGCCGATATTTAGTTATGTTGTGGTTGGAGTAACAGGTGACACATCTACTGCGACAACCGTAAATATACAAGTTGATAGACAACTACCAAACTTTAGTGGAATGGGTTATACTGGTGACTCAAGAGTTGTTTTTTACCCATCAGGTATGACTGTTATTTATGATTCTTTTACACCTGAACCTTATTGGCATCCGAATGTATTTAATTTTGAAACTAATTGTGATGTTTCACAAAATGATGTTAAAGTTTGGAATATGAACATTCCGTGGACAGAATCACCGGCTGGTATTTTTGATACGGTAAACCAAGACTTTAATCAATTCGCATCAACAGGATATACGGGTTCTAAAGAATATTTGGGTTACTATTCCGATAGTGGTCAAACAGATACTGACTCAGTTTATTTTTATAATTCATTTTCTGAAAAAATAACTCTAAAACCATCCGAACAAAAGGCCATTGCGATTGTACATTACACAAATCAAGCAATAGACAATTATTATGGTGAAAAGTTTGCAATGCAAGATTTTGACGCAAACAATCCGGGAAATACAGGTCAAGCAATAAACTTCAAACTTTCAATTCCGTGGTTAATGTGGCATAAAAATCCAAGTGGTACAACTGGTGAAGTATTATATACAGACCCATCAGGTTTTACTAGTTTAAATTTATTTACTCCACATTATATTGAGTCAAGAAAAAGTATAAACTTTAATGCTCCTGGTTTAAGATATTATCATCTTTGGGACACTCACGCAAATTCAAATGGTATCCCAAATAGAGTTGGTAAGGTTTTTCCTGATTTAAAAATTATTGTTTTTGATGATGATGAAATAGTTGCAGCATTAAATTACAAATCAAATAGAAGTTGGACTTTACCGGCACCTAAATTAGGTTTAGTAACACCAAATACATTTAGTGGCGTTTTAGGTGGAACTCAAGGATTGTTAACAGGAAATACTGAAACTTTGTTTTTAACATATAGATTTAATAACTCAGCATTTACAAATTCACTTCATTGTAATTACTACCAAACAATCACAGGAAACGACCAAAGTTTATTACCGGGCGCTTCTGACATCCTTGTTAGGTTTGGTAATGAGTTCCCATTTTTACAAGTACCTTCAGTTGGATTACCATCAGGATTTACGGCAAATGATATAAAGTTATTGGCTCAAAAAGTTACAACAGCAACAACAAGACCTGATGTAACGCAATGGAGAGAAATTGATGTCACATCACAGTTATCAGCAACAACGGTTGGTGGTTATCTAACTGTAACAGGTTTAACTGGAACAACTTTACAGTTGACAAAAAATATGTATGACACTGCACCAATATATGACCTTAATGATTATATAACATTACCTGTATTAAATCAAACGGGGGTTACATTAAACTTTGGTGGTGAATTCTTCTTTTTTGGTACAATTGAAACAGATATTCAAGCAACTATATATGTTATGAACTTCTTATGTAATTTAGGTCAAACACAATTCTTTGATTCTTCAAATCCAACTTGGGATGGTACGACACCACCTTATGTTACTGAAGTTGCACTTTACAATGCAGACAAAGAACTTATGGTTATTTCTAAGATACAATCACCTGAAAAAAGACAAGGTGTCCAACAGTATCCTATTAAGTACGATTTTTAATTTTATATGGGGACAAAATCAGATTTGAAGAACTCACCAAAAGTTCTTGGCTTAGACATATCAACTCGAACAATCGGGTGGTCTTTATTTGACATTCAATCAAAAGAGTTATTAGAATTAACACATTTTTCACCAGTGATAAAACCTAAACCTGAAGATAAAATCCAAGAGTTATTATTAAAGGTCGTTTCATTTGAAGAAAAACTTCAAAATTACAGAAACCTTGGTATTACTAAAGTAGTAATTGAGGAACCATTATTAAATTCAAACAATGTATGGACAGTTGGGATACTTTTAAGATATAATTCAATGATTACAAAATCAATTTATGATATTTTGGGTATTGTTCCAAACTACATTTCAACATACAATTCAAGAAAATATGCTTGGCCTGATTTAATACAAAAAAATGACAAAGATAAATTTGTATTGTTTGGTGGATTACCAAAAGATGCAGATAAAAAAGAAATTATTTGGAAAAAAGTTTCAGATAAAGAACCTCAAATCACTTGGCATTACACAAAGAATAACACTTTGAAAAAAGAATGTTTTGATATGGCGGATTCTTACACTTGTGTTCTTGGTTATATGAAAGAAAAAAAAATTTGGTAAAGATTGGTTTTTTTTGTATTTGTAAAGTATTTATAGTAAAATAACTAAAAAAAAATAATTATGAAAAGAATAGTAAGATTAACAGAATCAGATTTAACAAGAATTGTTAGAAGAATTGTTAACGAAAATACAAATATGCAAGCTGAAGTTGCTATAGAAAATTGTGACGAAAACAATGATATGGCAATGGAAAGATGTGTAGATAATTTATTTGCAGATATGACAGAAGAAGAAGCTGAAAACTACATAATGGAGTTATCAAGAAGAAAACCAAAATGGTTAAAAAAATTAGTTCAATGGTTTAGAAGAACGGGAAGAAAAATCAGAAGAGAAGTAAGAAGAACAAAAAAGTCAGACAAAATTGCTGCTGTTGGTGGTCTTGTTACTTTTGCAACTTTAGCTACTTTATTTATTAAAAACTTTCAATATATTGCAGATAAAATTCGACCTGATAGAGGGGGAATGAATTATTAAAAATATTTTAGTATGAAAAGAATAGTAAGATTAACAGAATCAGATTTAACAAGAATTGTTAGAAGAATTGTTTTAGAACAATCTAATCCTGGAATGATGGGAGGAAATGCGGGACCATTAACGGGACAATTGCAAGTTATAAATCCACGTAAAACTCTTGTTGAATTTGGAGACACAATTGATTTTAAGTTTACAGGAGTTAAAAATGCTGGGTCATTACCTATCACAATATACGATATTCAACCTATGAACGATAATATGAGAATTAGACCTGACAAACAATTACCTTTTGTAGTACAACCAGGTCAAACTTTTGGTTTTACGGCGACACAAAAATTAGTAAAAGGGGGAACTGCAACAGAAAATATGGACGTGAATGGTAGGGTTGATTATGAACAAAGAATAATGGTTAAAACTGACGGTAAGAAAAAAAATTATCAATTATTTTGTAGACAAGAATTGATTTTTTTTGATGGAAATAGGTAAATAAAATAAAATTAGAGTAACCCACCCCTCAAAGGTGGGTTTTTTTGTTAATTGACATTTACCCTATAATTCTTATCTTTAAAGGGTGGAAGCTGAAGAATTAATCATAGACCTTATAACAAACATTTTTGGAGAACCAAAGATGGTAAATGAAATTAGAGGACAAATTTCGGTAGATTGTCCTGTATGTTCACACGAGATAAAAGGAATGGATAAGACAGATGGAAAAGGTAATCTTGAAATCAATTATCAACAACACGTTTATAAATGCTGGGGTTGTTCTGAAACACACGGTACTCACGGACATTTAGGAAAACTTATTGATAAGTTTGGTTCAAAAAAAGATAAAAAAATCTATAAGTTAATCAGACCCGATGAGTTTGAAAAAAAAGAAAAGGTTTATAAAAAACTTGAACTACCAAAAGAATACAAAAAGTTTGATGAGGTCCACCCACTCCATATTCCAAGAAAAGAAGCCATAAATTACCTACATAAACGGGGAATTTCCGATTATATAATTGAAAAATATCAAATTGGTTTCTGTTTGGAAGGTGAATATGCAGGAAGAATAGTAGTCCCCTCGTTTGATAAAAAAGGAGAACTCAACTTTTTTGTATCAAGGTCTTGGAACCCACGAAGTAAATTAAAATACAAAAACCCCGAAGCATCAAAGGATTTTCTAATTTTTAATGAAAGTTTAATTGATTGGAAAAAAGACATATACTTGGTTGAGGGGGTGTTTGATAGTTTCTTTTTAGATAATTCTATTTGTTTATTAGGAAAGTTTTTAAATGACAATCTTTGGGAAAAATTATATACCAAAGCAAAAAAGAATATAATAGTTTGTTTGGATGGTGATGCTTACACTGACGCAAAAAACTTATATGATAAATTAAATGGTGGTGCACTTTACAATAGAGTAAAGTTAGTAAAACTACCAAAAGATAAAGATGTATGTGACCTTAGAGGTGACATTGAAAAATATTACGTAGAATTCAAATGATAGATTTAAAAAAAATAGCAAAAGAAATAAGAGAAATAATAACTCAAAAACAAAGTGAGTTTCAATTAACTTTTGAAGAAGATAAACATAGATATACTATGTTGGATATTAATGGTGAAGTAAGAGACGACTTTCCATCTGTATCAAAAGTTATGAAATTGTTTTATGATGAATTTCCATCAGAGGAAGTTGCAAGAAGAATGGCAAAAGGTGACCCATATTTGACTCATACCTATTTAGAAGAATGGAAACAAAGTGGTTTAATATCAACTAATATGGGAAGTAGAGTTCACTATGAGTTGGAATTGGAAACAATAAACAGATTCAAAATTGATAAGGAAGTTAGACAACCACTTTTTGAATGTGATTTGGAACTTGTTATGAAAGGGGATAAAATGATTAAGGGTGGTAAAAAGTTTTTATCACTTATGGAAGAAAGAGGTGCTGTATTACTTGATACGGAAATTGTTTTAGGTCATCCCGAACTTGGTTATACCGGTCAACCTGATAAGGTTTGGATTATGTTTAATAAACAAAAAACCGGTTTTGGGTTTGTGATTACAGATTGGAAAACAAATAAGGAAAAAAATATGGAGATTAATAATTTTACAAAACCTATGAAAAAACCATTTGAAAACCTTCCAAATAATGCTCTTGGACATTACAACACACAATTACCTTTTTATGGTAAATTACTTTTGAAAATGTTAGAAGGTAGTAAATATGAAAATACACCATTACTTGGAGGGGTAATTGTGCATTTAAAAGAAGATACTGAGTTTAAAGAATACCGCATTCCAAAAGAAGTTGTTGATATTATTTTAAAAATGGATATGACAAAGTATTTGACAAAAATAAATTAATAAATTATCTTTTAGTATGGAAAAAAATATTACACCACTATGGTACACAACAACAAGTTGGGACCATTTAATAAAATTTAAAATAAACGTTAATTATATAATCAAATGAAAATTTATATGACCAAAACTTATTCGGTTTTTGAATCCTATGGGCCGATTGAAATTAATTTGGAGGATTATCCAAACTTACAAGGAAAAAGTGAAGAAGAAATTCTTGAACATTTCAATCAAATAATGTATGAAGAAACCATTGAAGGTGGTTCTGAGTCTAATTTAGTGGATGAATTTACATTCAATACTGAAATGATAAAACAAAAATACTCCAACGAGGAAGAAGAAATTGTAAATTATTAAATTATGAGTGAAGAAATTATTAGACCCAAAATAGACTTACGACAGCAAGAAACCGTCAAGTGTGAAAAGTGTGAATCAACATACTTTAAAGAAATTACTTTATTAAAAAAAGTTTCAAAATTACTAACAGGTAGTCACGAAGATACGATTGTACCATTTCCAACATATATGTGTAATGATTGTGGTCACGTTAACAAAGACTTACAATTATTTGAAAAATGATAGAAATAGGAAAAATGACAGTATCACAAGCATATCCTCACCTTAAAACTGTGGCACTTGCTTATGGATTAAAATTAAACAGAGCAAAAGAATTTAAGTTCGCAAGAATTGTATTGGCAAACCTTTATTGTAGAGAATTATGTTAAGTTATAAAGAATTTTATATTTGGTTAGAAGGGTATTTAACCGGTAAACTTGAAAACAAACACATAGATATCACACCTATTGTGGAAAAAATGGGGGAAGTAAAAGATGAACCAAAGATTGGAATAACTGAACCATACCGCGTACCAATACCAATTAACCCTTTTCCAAAAAATGATGACCCATTCAAACCACCATACGAAATATACTGCGGAGATAAAACACAATTAAATGATTAAAAAACTAGTTCACTTTTCAGATTTACATATTCGTCTTTTCAAAGACCACGATTTGTATAGGTCAATTTTGGAAAACGCAATTGAACAATGGAAAGAATTGGGGCCCGATAGAATTATTTTTACCGGTGACCTTGTTCATTCTAAAAATCAAATGACACCTGAACTTATTGAAATGGTTAGATGGGTTTTAACTGAATGTTCGTTTATTTGTAAAACAATTATTATACCTGGAAACCATGATGCAATTTTAAATAATTTAGATAGATTGGATGCGTTATCACCAATTATCAATTCCTTGAATAGTAAGAATATTGTTTATTATAAAGATAGAGGTGTTTATGAGGACGACAATATTAGTTGGTGCGTATATTCGCAATTTCAAGGAAACATTCCACCAGATATTACAGATGCTAAAGGTGTGAGAATTGGTTTATTTCACGGACCAATACAAGGAATGAAAACTGATTTAGGGTTTGACTTTGGTGAAGAAGCATACGATGTTGAAAAGTTTGATGGTCTTGAAGTTGTCTTATGTGGAGATATTCACAAAAGACAAGAGTTCAAATTCAAAACAGGAAAAGGATATATGGTCGGTTCACCAATTCAACAGAACATTGGAGAAAGTATTGGAAGACATGGTTATGGAATTTATGATGTTAACACAAAAGAATATTCTTATGTCGATTTACCAAACCCTAAACCTTTTTTAAAATTTTCAATTAATTCATTTGAAGATATTGAAAATGGAACTGAAAAATTATTAAATATTTAATTAATAATATTCACACTTTTTAATTTATTAAGATATTTATATTATATGGGAAGATTGAAAATAAAAGATGAAGATAAAAAAACAAAAGTATCGGTTGCGCTTGAACCTGAATTATTAAAATTTTATCGTTCTTTACACATTAACTTGTCTTCATTAGTAAATAAACTTCTTAAAGATTATAAAAATGAAAAATACAAAGATTTGTAACATTTGTAATATTGAAAAAACCTTAAATGATTTTCATTTAAGAAAAGACTCAAAAGATGGTGTAAGAAATGAATGTAAAATTTGCACAAGAATTAGAATTAATTCTTACAGAAAAATAAATAAAGAAAAAATTAACAATTGGAACAAAGAAACGTATTTCAGAAATCTTAAAAAACACAAAGAGACTAAGAAAAAATACAGAGAAAAAACTAAAGACGAACAAAAAATACGAGCTAAAAAATATCGAGAAAATAATAAAGAAAAAATTAATAATTACGCTAAAGAGAGAAAAAAATATGACGATGTTTTTAAAATAAGGTGTAATGTTAGAAGTAGGATTAAGAATTTTTTAAAAAGTAAAAACATAACAAAAAGTAACTCAACATTTGACATAGTTGGGTGTGAACCAATTAAATTAAAAGAACACCTTGAAAAACAATTCAAAGAAGGGATGAGTTGGGAAAACTATGGTCTAAATGGGTGGCACATTGACCATATTATTCCACTCATAAGTGGTAAAACACAAGATGAAATATATGACTTATGTCATTATACGAATTTACAACCTTTATGGTGGTTTGAAAATTTAGAAAAAAGATATTGAAAATGGAACAGAAAAACTCCAAAATATTTAGTAAGGAAATATTTCAGACGGTTTTTGCATTTTGTGAAGATGAAAATATAAAAGATATTGACAACTTCATGTATCTATGTTTTAAACAAGGGTTCGATATTAAAAGATATGGACTTTTGGGAAAAACACTTAATGATAGTGAAAAAGACTTAAAAACGAGTAGTATTGAAGAAAAACAGGTAATAAAGGAGTTAATTGTTGAAAAACGAGTGGAAATTCCTGTTGAAGTGATAAAAGAGGTGGAGAAAATTGTTGAGGTCATTAAAGAAGTTGAAAAGATTGTTGAAGTTCCAGTAGAAAAAGTTGTCACAAAAATTGAATATATAAGTGACAAAAGTGGTGAAAATGAACTGTTGTTAAAAATACAACAGTTGGAAAACGAAATGTCTAAAAAAAATGAAGAATTAGACAAACTTAGACAAAGTTTAGACATTTCTAAACAAAATGTGGGGGATGATAAAGTTGCTCTTTTTCAACAAACAATTCAAAAATTGAATGAAGAGATAAGAGAATTAAAAAATAAAAATAAAGAATTAGAAAAAAAGTTATCAGAACAATCAAAGAATAATAGTTTTATAAATGCTAGATTTCATGGTAGTTCTAATCTAAACAGTTAAAAAATAAAAAATATGAGTATTGTAGTTTGGTTTATTTTAAGTTATGGTTTGATGAACATAATGGTTTATGGTTCAATCTTTCAAGGATTAAGGAATTTTTTCCATAAATGGGGTGAAAACAAATATACACCTTTAAGTTCTTTAGGTGAATTTATTTCAGGAATATTATCTTGCCCTATGTGTTTTTCAACTTGGGGAGGGTTTGTATTATCCCTGTTGATTTATTCACCAACAAATGTTATGTTTAACACACCCTTATGGTGTTCTTGGTTTTTTGACGGAATACTATCATCAGGGGCCGTTTGGGCAATCAATGCAATTGTTGAGTGGTATGAACAAAACAGACCTAGTAATCAATAAAATAATTAAATAATATAAAAATGGGAAAAGCGGCAAAAGCACATAAAGCAAAAGTTCAAAAAAGAAACAACAGAGTAAAACACGAAGAAAACATTTTAAAGAAAAAATGGAATGAAATGTTTGAAAAAAAGATGGAGGAATTAAAAGAAAGTTTTTCCGAAATTAGCGGAGATACTGAATCAAATGATTTAAATGAAGATTTAGATACTACACTACCTGATGGTTCAAAAATTGAAGTTGCTGGATTTCACAATGTAACCGAAAACGACTAAATAAAAAATGGATTTATTTAATCCACCAAAACATTTCAACTATAAAATTATGATTAAGGACCTTGATTTTTCAAAGTTTATAAATCCAACTATTCAAGTTGTTTGGGAAGATTTACCAGAAAACTTTACGCAAGATAAAATAAAGTCGGTTAAACATTACTTTTCTAAAAAGTATAACACCACTAATGTTAATGTCTTAACTAAAGCAAAAACAACAAATACGGAGGAAACTCAAAGTGTTGATGTGTCGGTAAACATAACTGATACAAACTACCAACTTGGTTTGATTAAACAATTCTTGGAAAACAGAGGTCTTTTTTCTAATTTAGATGATGTATTAACAATTAATAGAATAGTTGAAAACAAAATAATAGAAAAACAAGAAGAGACCACACAATTCAAAAAGTGGTATATTAAAAACATTGAGTTTTCAAACTTTTTATCTTACGGAGAAAATCAAAAATTAGATTTTGAAAAACTTAATGGTATTGTAGTTGTTGAGTCAGACCCACCTAACTTTGGCGGGAAAACCGTTTTATCTGTGGACCTTTTAATGTTTTTGTTCTTTAATGAAACAACAAAAACAACAAAGGCTGAAGAAATATTTAACAGGTTTACAACAAAAGATAAAGTACACGTTAAAGGTGAAGTTTCAATAGATGGTGAGGATTACGTTATAGTTAGGAACATTGAACGTAAAATGTCTAAGAAAGGTGAATGGAATGTAAAAACTGAGTTAGATTTCTTTAAAAAACTTTCAGATGGGAGTTTACAAAACTTTACAGGAGAACAAAGAAGAGAAACTGAAGCGTTCATCAAATCTTCTATTGGGACAAAAGAAGACTTCTTAATGACCATTCTTACAACAGCATCAAACCTTGAGGAATTATTGGAAGCAAAACCAACGGCGAGAGGTCAGGTCCTTTCAAGATTTATGGGATTAGAATTTCTAAAGAAAAAAGAAGAAGTTGCAAAAGAAGTTTACGGGGATTTTTCTAAATCAAAAATGTCAAACGTTTATTCTTCACAACAATTAAAAGATGATATTTTATTAAGTGAAGAAAAAATTAAAGAAATCAAAACTCAAATTGAAGAAAAAGTTTCAGAACTACAAAATGTTGAAGACGCGATTGTAAAAGGTAAAACTTATCGTGACGACATGTTAAAGAAAAAACATTCTAATATTGATAAAGAACTATTACTTTTAAATCCAACAAAAACTCAAGAAGAAATCAATGCAATTGATTTTGAAAAGAAGGGTTATATTTCTAAAATCAACGAACTTAAAGTTGTTGAACCAAGTGAGTTTTATCACGAGGATAAACACGATGAGGTTAAAGAACAATACAACGAGGTTTATAAAGAAGTAGTTCATATTGATACAGAAATTGCATCAATTAACAAGTTGAAGTCTGAAGTAGAAGGAGGCATCAAGTGTGAACATTGTGGAATTGAATTAATGAATGCCGCAATTACAAATGCTAAAATTGCAGAGTTAGATGGACTTATCGTGCACAAAACCACAAAAACGACACTTATGCAGGATTTATCCCGCAAAGAACAAAGTTTTGTTCAGTTAAAAAAAGAGTTTGATGAATATGAAAAAAACAAACTTATAAAAGAAAAGTATGAAGTAAGTGTTGAGTCTTGTGATTTAAAAATTGAAAACCTAAAACAAAAAATCAAAAGTTGGGAAGAAATTCAAGATAAAATTCAAGAAAATCAAAAAATTGAATCTATGTTAATAAAAGCCGATTTAAGATTAGATGAACTTGAAATTCAAAAAAGTAATATTAATAACACAATATCCAACAATAAGTTTAGTATCACCACTATTGACGAAAAAATAGAAAACAACAAAAAGTTGATAATAAGGATTAAAGAAGAGGAAGAAAAAGAAAAAATATACAAAATATATTTGGAACTATTTGGTAAAAATGGCATTTCTAAAATGATAATGAAAACTATGATGCCACTCATCAACTCAGAACTTCAAAGATTAATGGAAGATAGTTCATACTTTAAACTTGAAATTAGAATTTCAGACAAAAATGAGGTAGAGTTTATGATGATTGATAATGGAACAGGAATTGAAAAACTAATGGTTTCTGGTTCAGGATTTGAAAGAACAATTGCGGCCCTTGCTCTTCGTTCAGTGTTAAGTAAGATATGTAGTTTACCCAAACCCAACGTAATTGTGTTTGATGAGGTATTCGGTAAAATCAGTAATGACAACTTGGAAATGGTTGCTGAGTTCTTCATTAAGATTAAAGAATACTTTGATAAAATCTTCGTTATAAGTCACAATCCGCTCGTGAATCAATGGAATGATAGTGTTGTGAAAATAAAAAAAGAAAATAATGTGTCAAAAGTTTTGTAAATGGACTTAGTTTAATTAAGTTTGTAGAACAATTAGAAACCACACCAAAAGATATTTATGAGAAAGAAGAAAACAGAAATGGAGTCAGAAGGAAAACAATATATGTTATTTATGTTTGGTGATTTTGCAGACAACGAAACCTTCGTAAATGACGTATCATATCAATTAATTACCGTTGTGAGCTCCAAATTTATGAAGTTCAACTATGGTGAGTTTGGTATGGTTATTAACTTTAGAACCAAAGAAACATTTCAAGATTTGAAAGAGTATGTTGATATGTGTATGAATGAAATTGTTGAGCAATATTTTTTAATGGAAGTGACATCAAACATTGACATTAAAATGGAACAAAAATTGAAGAGAGATTTTTTAAATATAGACGGAGTAAAAAAACCAACAAAAACTAAAGGAGTAAGTAAAGATGATTTAACAGAAGAAAAAAAGAAAAGAATAAGTGGGATGATGGAATTTATTTTTCCATTAACAGAAGGTGAAATTAAATTCCCATTTAACAGAGAAGAAAAAAAAGAGAAACCGACTGTGGACCAAATTTTGGATAAAATATCAGAAGAAGGGATAGAGTCATTAACAGAGGAAGAAAAACAAATATTAGACAATTATGGAAAAAGAGAAGACCGAGGAAATTAAATCAACAAACCCAATTAACCAAGACGAAATTCAACTGTACTTAAAAGACATCCGAAAATTAAAAGTAATGACACCTGAAAGGGAAAAGATACTTTCAAAAAAAATTACAGATGGGGATTGTACAGAAAGAGAAAAAGAACTTATCTATAAAGAACTTTTGGAAGGTAATTTACGTTTTGTTATTACCGTTGCAAAACAATATCAAAATCAAGGAATTGATTTATCTGATTTGATTGCTGAAGGTAATTATGGGCTATTAAAGGCAATCAAGAATTTTGATTGGACCAAAAATAACCGTTTCATTTCATATGCGGTTTGGTGGATTAAACAATCAATTCTACAATCTTTAAATGATAACTCAAGAACAATTAGACTCCCGGTCAATGTTGTTCAGGATATGCACAAAGAGAAAAAAGAATTGGAAAAAACAAATGGTGAATTATCTGCTAAATTTGCATCCCTTCCAAAGATTGTTGATTTGGACATGCATATTAACGAAGATGGTGATACTTTGATTGATGTAATTAAAAATGATGGAGCGTCATTACCTGATGAAGTATTTTCAACACAAGATACCTTGAAACAAAAAATGAATGAAATAATGTCAGTTTTGGATTCAAGAGAAAAGGTAATTGTTGAAGATTATTACGGTATTTCAGGAACACCAAGAACTTTGGAAGATATTGGCTCGGATTTTAATCTAACAAAAGAAAGAGTTAGACAAATCAAAGAAAAAGCTCTTCGTAAACTTAGAAATGAATGTTCAGATTTATTTGAATATTTATGATAAAAAGTTTGGCAGATGTCAACTTTTATATTATCTTTGTATCACAAACGACGAGATATATCCTCAAGTTTGTCGGGAAGCTTACTTCTGGGGTCGTAAGTCGTCGGGACACCGCGGTTAGTGTGTCGGGTTTAAAATCCTCAAGTCGTACTGAAAAATTAAAGGGTGAGTTTTTTCTCACCCTTTTTGTATTTATATAGTATGAAACTATTACTTACATTAAAGAATATTATTTTAAACGAGGAAAATAATAAACCTAGAGGTACTACAATATTTTCTACAATTTCAAACGATAGGCTTATACAGTTGAAATCGACTTATCATCAAAGAAATGAAAGACATGGAAATGAAACATATAAAGACATAGTTGATAAATACAACGATTTTTTATATACCAATAAATCGAAGTTTAGACAACCACCAAGATTTGCGGTTCCTGATACAATGATTAAAAATTTTTTCAGTGATAATGTTGACAAAATATATGGAGCATTTGAGAACGAACAACCAAAAAATAACAAAATCATTTTTGTTCACAAAAGAAAAAACAATGAAGATGAAGAAAACTTTGATTATATTGAAGTTTTATTACATAAAGATGGTAATTTTTTTAATATCATCACTTCAGCCTTTTCTAAAGATGGTCAATTTTTGAAAACTAAAAGACAAGAAGATAATGCAGAAAGAGTGAGAGTTGAACAAAAAAGTATTGATAATTATATTGTGATACATATCTAAAATATGGGTTGAACCGAGATTACCCACACAACTCGGCGGAATGGGACACGAAGCTCCTTGGGTGAAAATCCTCAATTCTACATAAATGATAGAATGAAACCACACTACTCCCACGGTACCAATGGGGGTTTTTATTTATCTTTAGTATTTATCTATTATAGTTGATGTTATGAAAGATAAAATGTTACCTTGGTTTTTACTATTTTGTGCTATTGGATTATCAGGGACCGCTGCGTATTATAGTGTTGTTGGGTTATCAGTTGTTTTTATTGGTGTTGCCATTCCTGTGATTATTATGGGGTCATTTTTGGAATTATCTAAAATTGCAATTGCCACTTATCTTCACGACAATTGGAAAGAAACTTATGGGGGTTTAAAAATATATATGACAATAGCTCTTATAACCTTATCAATTATCACATCTTTAGGAATTTATGGACTTTTAAGTACGGGGTTTTCTTCAAACATTGCAAAATTAGAAATCAATAATAAAAAGATTAAAAACATTGAGGTAAAAAAAGAAAGGTTTGAAGAAATAAAAAAAGAACACCAAACCGAAAAGTCAGTATTAGATAAAGACATTACAAATTTAAGAAACGCACTATCAACAAACACAACCACCCAATCTATTGATAGAACATCAGGACAAGTTATTACAAGCGCTAACACAGGTAATAGAAGAGCGTTTGAGGACCAATTAAAAGTTGCCCAACAAAATAGGGACATATTGTCAAAGAAAATAGAATCATTAAATGACAGTATTACAAAGTTGGATATAGATGTGTTAAATTTAGAATCTGAAGAAATATCAGGTAACGAACTTGGAACAATTAAATATATGAGTGAGTTATTAGATTGGGATATTAAAAAAACGGCAAATCTGTTCATTCTAATTTTAATCTTTGTGTTTGACCCATTGGCAATAACGTTAGTAATTGCAACAAATCAAGCGTTTAAAGCAAAAAGAAAAGAAGAGGATACCCCCCAAGTTACCCCCCAAGTTAAAGAAGA